AATTGTCGACTATATATGAAACAAGTATATACTCGTGTTCAACTCATGAGGGCGACTAATATATATATTAAAACATAGTAGTAGAGTGAGGAAACACTATAAAACCAATAAGAGGCCTATTGTAAAAAACCTCCGGAGTAAACCGTGATAAAATCAAAATATTCATATATATTGTGTGTTAAAAAATCTATATATTAATTAGTATTATTAATTACTTATTGTTTTACATTATATTTGCAGAAGGAAAACTGCTTAAACCATTACAATTTAATAAAAAAATAATCCGATAAAATAATTTTAACTATATCTTTAATAAAAACTTTTTAAATATGAATTTGATCTTTGATTTAATTATTATTTTTTAAACATTATTAACTACAATGCACCCAAATCAATGGGTGCAATATGGAATTGCTGGAGCATAGTAAAGTTCGATTCTTTACAATTCCAAAGATACCAAACGATTGTTTTTATTCATTACTCCCACAAAGAGCACTAATAATTTAGTGTTCTTTTTTATTTTGCTAAAAGGTGTGATTATATGGTAAAAAGATGGAAGGAAATAGATGAAGTTATAAAACCTACAATAGAAGTTCCAAAGGAATTATGGCAATTAGAAGAACAAATGAAAGAAGTACCAAACTTTGATAAAACGGATGGAGCAAAGAAAGTGTATGAAAGAAAAGAATACATAATACTGGCAGTAAAGAAAGGATATGTTGTATATAACACTGAGAAGCCATTTATAAAAGGACATTCCCATATATATGGCTTTAATGTCGCTAAAACAGTGATAGATAACTGCATAAGAAAAAAGATGCCTAAAACTAGAAACTTGTATCTATTGACCAGTCATGCGAGGGTAAGTAATGATGAAAAATATATAAGATTAGTTCAGGAATTAATAGAAGCCAAGTCGGACAAAAGAAAGCTAAAGTATAGAAATAAAAATATAAATAGTAAAAGGAGCAAATAAAATGATATTTAAAATATATTTAGCATTTGTAGCAGTATCGTTAATATCATTTATATTATATTTTCTAAGAATTAATGAATATTTAGCAGACCAAGGATTGCGATGTGTAGCAAATATGTCTACTGTGAAAATGCATAATATATTGCTTTATACCTTTATTTCATATTTATTTTGGCCACGAGTGCTATTACTTTGGAGTTATAGCTAATGATGAAGAGTTTGAAGAATTTTATAATGGAAATGAGGAAGATGCTTAAATAGAAAAGATAATGGGGTGGTGATATGGCAAGGGTAAGAAGTCCAAACAGAGATAAAGCATTTGAGATATATAAATTAAATAACGGTGAAATCTTACTCAAGGATATTGCTACGCAGCTTGGGGTTAAAGATACTCAGATAAGGAAATGGAAATCTCAAGACAAATGGGAAGAAAAAATAAAAGGAACGTTACCTAAGAATAAAAGGAACGTAACTAATAAAAAAGTAGCTAAAAAGAAGAATACAGAACAGACTGATTTTAATGAAGTGGAGTCAATATTAGAAAATACTAAACTTACTGATAAGCAAAAGCTTTTCTGTATTTATTATATAAAGAGTTTTAATGCTACCAAAGCTTATCAGAAAGCTTATCAATGCAAGTATGATGTAGCTAATTCAGAAGGATATAAGCTTCTTGTAAAACCTTGTATCAAATTAGAAATACAAAAGCTTAAGAAAAATAAACTTAATAGAGCTATGTTAAGTGAAGATGATATATTTCAAAAGTATATAGATATAGCTTTTGCAGATATAACAGATTACTTAGAGTTCAATAGTAAGGAAGTACAAGGCGAATATGGAACATACACTAAAAATACTATAAGCCTTAAAAATAGTGGCGAAGTAGATGGAAGCTTAATAAGTGAGATATCAGAAGGCAGAGACGGAATAAAAATAAAGCTACAAGACAAAATGAAAGCATTGCAATGGCTATCAGATAGAATGGACTTATTACCTACTAGTGTAAAAACTAAACTTGATATAGAAATGCTTAAACTGGAAGTGGAAATGAACAAACATGATAATACACAAGAAGAAGTAGAAAACGATGGATTTATAGAAGCTTTAAACAATGCGACAGATGAGGTATGGAACGATGAATAAGCTTGATGTTTTAAAAAAGAAATGGTCCAAAATAAAAAATAAAGTCCATACAGTGAAAAAAGCTACTATAAAATTTAAACCATTTTCCACTAAACAAAAGAAGGTCCTTACATGGTGGATGGACAATTCACCAGTACATGATATGGATGGAATTATAGCAGATGGAGCTATACGTTCAGGAAAAACTGTATCAATGTCACTAGCTTATGTTGTATTTGTCATGGAAAAGTTTAATGGACAAAACGCTGGTATGTGCGGTAAAACAATAGGCTCATTTAGAAGAAATGTACTGTTTTGGCTTAAATTAATGTTAAAAGCTAGAGGATATAATATACAAGATAAAAGAGCAGACAATCTATTAATAGTAACAAAAGGTAATGTTACTAATTATTTTTATATATTTGGTGGAAAAGATGAAAGGTCACAGGATCTTATTCAAGGTAGAGTGATGCCTCCTTATACAGAAATGTATAAGTAAACTTCGGGCAATATCGGTGAAGGCTGAGATGCTAATACCGAGATAACCTATAGAGTTAAAAGACTGTAGGTATCGTAGAGCATAGGGATTGAAACTATTTTATTATTTAGCATAGTTAGGAGGTGACCTAGTGAATGGTGAAATTTATATATTAAAAAATAAAATAAATAACAAAGTGTATATAGGTCAAACCACTCAAGGTAGTAAGGTACGTTTTAAACAACATTTAAAATTATTGAAATCCAATCAAACTCAATTAATTCATAAAGCTATAAAAAAGTATGGTAAAGAAAATTTTTATTACGAAGTATTATATGAAAATATAGATAATTACGAGCAATTAAATAAATTAGAAGAAGAATGTATTTTAAAATATAATTCTTTAACTCCTAATGGTTACAATATGTGTCCTGGAGGTCAAAAATATAGAAGAACAAGCATTAAATTTGATGCCGATGAAATTAATGAAATAATAGATTTATATAATAATGGTTATTCGACCAGAAAAATAGGAGATTTATTTAATGTGTCAAGTTGGTCTATATCTAAATTATTGAAAGATAATAATGTTAAATTAAGGAATAAAAATTTTAATTTGCCAGATAGGAGTTCAAAAATAAAAGAAGATGAATTAAGGAAGTTATTTTTGGAAGATAACCTTAGTATAATAGAAATATCAAAAATATTAAATGTTAGTACTAAGACAATAAGTAGAGCGTTAAAAAGATATAAAATAAAATAATAGAATAGAATATAATATCACATTTTATAATGTCAATCAATTTATTTTGATTGCCCACGAGTGTCCGACACGATTATATATAGGATAATCTGAGAACCTAACGTTAAACGAGGGTGAAAATATATGCCGAACTTATAGGAAACTATAAGAAGTAGAGGATAAAAAGCCTTTACGATAACAAATTGATTACATTATGTTCATGTTTCTTTGATGAAGTAGCATTAATGCCTGAGTCTTTTGTCAACCAAGCAACTGGTAGATGTTCAGTAGAAGGAAGTAAGTTTTTCTTCAATTGTAACCCAGGGGCACCTTTCCATTGGTTCAAGAAAAAATGGATAGATGAAGCTGAAAAGAAAAATTTATTGTATTTACATTTTACAATGGATGATAATTTGTCTCTATCAGAAAAGATAAAAGCTAGATATAAAGCAATGTATACTGGAGTGTTTTATAATAGATATATTTTAGGACAATGGGCAGTGGCAGATGGAGCTATATATCCTATGTTTAATCCGGAAATACACGCAGTTCAAATGAAAAGAAACTGGACAAGGATATTTATAGCTGGAGACTTTGGGATACAAAATGCCACTACTTTTGGTATATTTGGATATTATGCACCTGAAAAGAGATATCATCAAATAGCATCTTATTATCATAATGGTAGAGAAGAAGGGCAAAAGACAGTAAAAGAGTATGTGTCAGATTTAAAGAATTTTATACGAGAAAACATGGTTATGCCAGAATATATTGCTATTGACCCAAGTGCAGCACCACTAAGAGTAGAACTACTAAAAGATGAATATTTTAGTAGACATAATATAAGAATTATAGCAGCTAAAAATAATGTAGAAATAGGAATACAAATGGTATCTTATTTACTTAATATAAATAAATTCACTTTAGATCCAAGCTGCATTCATGATATAGAAGAATTTGGTTCGTATGTATGGGATAGTGATAAATTAGATAAAGGAAAAGAAGAAGTTGTAAAAATAAATGACCATGCCATGGACAAGATAAGATATGCACTAATGACAGATACAACTATACATAGAACATTTGATAGAGAGCTTAAACTATTTAGCGGTAAAGGAGCAAGAGAATAGGAGGTGATAAAGTGGATATATATAACAAAATAGAAAAATCGTTACTAGGATTAAATAGTACTGATACCAAGTTTGCCAAAGAACTCCAGGAAGTAAAAAAATATTATGAATTCTATGAAGGTAGACCAGAAACAATTGAAGATGACACAGAAGATGAAAGAGGGCAACTATGGAAAGTGAAAACTGACGATTATAAGCCTACTAGAGAAATCAGAAATATAACCAAGAAATTAATGAAAAAGCAGAAAAGATTTATGACCGCAGTAAAACCAGATTTTATTATTAAATCGATCGATGGAGCAGATGTTGAAAGAGTTGACAATAAAAAAGCTATAATAAATAAAATATTAAATGAAGGTAAGTTCTGGAATAAATTTTCTAAAGCTTTTTTAGATTGCACAATTGGTAAAAGAGTAATGCTTTGCTTAATTACTGATATAGACGACCAAGGAAATGTTTTATCAGAAAAACCTATTAGGTTTAGATTTTATACAATGCCAGAGTTCACATATGAATATGATCCAAATGATTGCGATAAATTGATAAAAGTACAAATAGCATACCAAGATGAAACAACTATAGGTAAACTACAGACTGAACAAAGATGGCATAAATGGATATATGAAATGAGAGGCAATGAATGCTGGGCAACTTATCAAGTTGTTGACGGTATAAATACTCAGGCATATATAGAAACAGTAAATGAAAATGGTGAAAAAGAGAAAGAAGAGATTAAGCAGGATTGGAATACAGGATTAAATCAATTGCCATGTAAAATAATATTCAACGGTGGACTAACAGGAGATGTAAGAGGACATAGTGATATAAAGGATTTAATGGATATGGCCATGGATTATAATAGAACTATTTCCGATTATAGAGATGCATTAAAATTTAAAATGTTTGAACAAGATGTATTTGTAAATGCAGATCCTAATTCTATTGCTGGTATTAAAATAGCACCTGGTTCAATAATTGATTTAAAAGGAGACCAAAGCTTAACAATAGATGGGAATATTCCTACTCCTACATATGGCAAATTAACTTCTGCATTTAACTTTCAAACTGCAGCCGATAGTTATTTAACTGGGCTAAAAAAGGATATGTACGAGTTGATGGACCAACCTTTGCCAGAGTCATTAGTTAATGTAGCAAGCGGTAAAGCACTTAGAATGTTAAATGATGATTTAATAGGAAGATGTGAAGAAAAATGGCAAGAATGGGATGATGCATTTAGATGGTTAATAGATATAATAATTGAAACTGTCAACAAAGGAAATCTTTATAGAGATGTTAAAGATATTGAAGATTTAAACCTAAATACATCATTAGAATTTTATCACAATTATCCAATACCTGATGATGAAACAGAAACAAAAGAATTAGCTATGAAAGAAGTTGAAGCTAATGTACGTTCTCATCAATCATATATTAGAGACTTTGGAGAAGCACAAGAAGCAGATAAAGAATTTGAAGAAATCTTGAATGAACAAGATAAACTTAATATGACACTTAATAGTTCTAGTGGATTAGATGATTTTAATGCTGGCGGTGAAGGCAATGAATAAAGCAATTTGTGACAAATGCAATAGAAAATTCACAATAAAGCTTCACACAAAAGAAAAAGATAATATGCAAATAACTTATTTTAAATGTCCTGAATGTTATAAAGAATACATTGTGAATGTAACAGATGAAAAGCTTAGAGAAGGTATGCTTAAAGCTATAGAGCTAAGAAATAAGATGATTAGTGATGTAAACGATAAAGAAGCTATAAGAGATTATCATATTATAAAAACTAAGAATTGCATAAGAGGTAAAAAACTTAAAGAAAAATATTTGGGTGGTTAATATGAATAGATATTTAAACGATTTAAATAATTACCTAAAAAGAAACAAATTAAAACTTAATAAGCAAGAGCAACAAGCAATACTTAAAGCATATAATAAAGCTTTTGATAGTATGTTGAAGCAATATAAAGCTAATTCACATAAGAAAAATGCAACTCAAATAGCAAGAACAGCATACTGCAAACAATTACATAATGAAATTCTAAAAATTATTAAAGAATACAATATGAAAGTTACTGATAATATTCTTAATGCACATGTTGATATTTTAACGAAAGATGTAGACTATTATAAAGACACAGACCTATACAAAGAAATCAAGAAAAATGTCAATATAGTTAATAGACAAGTAATAGAGCAAATGATTAAAGGGCAAATATATAAAGATGGCCAAGGACTTAGCAAAAGACTATGGAAAAGTGTTAGCAGAAGTGGTGATAAGATAGAAGAAGCTATTACAAGCATGATAGCTGAGGGAAAAGGAGCTACTGAAATAGCTAAAAATTTAACTCAATTTGCTAAACAAGGCCATAAGACTTGGGATAAAGCTAAGATAAAAGAAAAGTTAGGTAGTGCTTATGCTAATAGGTATGGAGCTGGTGGCATAGATTATGAAGCATTAAGACTTGCAAGAACTACACTTAATCATCAAGCACAATTAACTCAAAAGAATGCAAACAAAGTAAATCCATATGCCCAAAAGTTAAAATGGCATAGTGACCATCAAGCGGGAAGAACTTGTCAACAATGTGAGGACAGAGATGGGAAAATATTTGATGTAGAAGATTGCCCTTTTGACCATCCTAATGGATCATGTCATCCTGAAAATATATTCTGCATCAATGGAAAAGAAGTATCTAATATTCAAATGGCAGAAGACATAGGCAAATGGATTAGAGGGGAAGAAAACAGTGGCACTATGGATATATTGTATGGAGATTTATAGGGAGGAAATATGATAGAGAAACCAACAAATACAATGACAATAAAAGTTAAAATGACTGAAATGGATGAAGTTAAAGATATAATAGCTTCATTTATTTTTATGCTAGAGGATACTAGAATAGATAGAAACATAAGGGAACAATATTTAGAAACCTGTAAGCCTTTAAAGGAAAATTTCTTTGTAAGAATTGATAAATAAGGAAGAATTATGGCAAGATACAAAACAAAACCTTGTGAAATAGAAGCTATTCAATTTACAAACGCATCAATAGATGAAGTTATTGAATTTACAGAAGGAAAAGCACAATTATGTCATGACTTGGTGTATAGGATAAACAGACCTCAATCTGATGGAAACTATTTATTAATAGAAACTCTAGAAGGACTTATGAAAGCGACTCAAGGTGATTATATTATTAGAGGATTAAGAGGAGAATATTATCCATGTAAACCTGATGTATTTGAAAAGAAATATGAGGAGATTAAATAATATGAATGAACAAGATATGAAGCTATTTAGCTTCTTTTTTTATTATCTTTCATTAATTTAAAATCCATAAATTGGAAATAATATGAATATAGAGAACTTGCGGGATAATTACCCGCCTTCTAAAAATAATAAATCAACGGAAAGGATTGATGTTAATGTTAGTAGAAGTACAAAAATTAAATAAAGAAGAAGTAACTGTTGTAAGCAGCTTAGATGTAGCAGAAACTTTTGAAAAAGAACACTACCATGTTCTTGAAGACATAAGAACAATAGAAGACAAAATTAGTAGCCCCGAATTTTCGGGTTTGTTCTTTGAAAGTAATTATAAAGCTAAAAATGGTAAAAAGTTACCTATGTATTATATGAATAGAGATGGTTTTACATTATTAGCTATGGGATATACAACAGAAAAAGCAATGCAATTTAAGTTAGCTTACATAAAACAATTCAATGCTATGGAAAAACAACTAAAAGAAAAATTAGTTGAAAGACAAAAGGGCATAGCGGTACGACAAGCATTAACAAAATCAATCCAACAATCAAATGAAAATGAAAGAATGCATGGACATGCATATTCAACTTATACAAACTGTATTTACAAAGTAATATTTAATAAAAATGCTAAACAACTAAGAGAAGAATATGGAATAGATAAAAAAGCTAATCCGAGAGATTATTTTAGTTCAGAAGAATTAAAAGCAGTTCAATCAATGGAATGCTTAGTAAGTGGATTAGTGGATTGTGGTTGGGATTATAATCAAATAAAAACATTCATTCAACAAACTAATACAAAAGCTTTAATGGAAGCTTAAATTTATATTTTGAAATAAATAACAGGATAGCCTTCGGGTTATCTTTTTTTTATGCCCTAGGCATGGCGTAAAAAGGCTTAAGTTCCTGGTTACTTCATAACCTTGTATGATAAAAATACTTTTTCTATGCTTTAGTAAAAACATTGATATATCATCCACCAGGATGTAAAAGGAGGATTTAATATGGCAAAACAATTAAAAGATTTCTTAGCAGGATTAGATAATGCTACTGAAATAGAGAATAAAATAAATGATGCTTTAAAAGAAGCTGGATGTAAAATTTTCGTTGATGATGGTAAAGAAAATATATATGTACCTAAAACTAGATTAGATTCTAAGATATCGGAGCTTAAAAACTCCAATGATAAAATAAAAGAACTAAATACACAAATAGGGACACTTAAAGATGAATTAAAAGGTACAGAAGGAGCTTCTGAAAAGATAAAAGTCTTAGAAGATTCAATAGCAAATTATGATAAGACTGTTAAGGAAATGCAATTAAATAATGCCGTAAAAGATATGGCCTTAGAATTTAAAGCTAAGGACAATACAGGTAAAGATATACTAGCTTTTTTAGATAAAAGTAAAATAACTGTAGGTACCAACGGTGAAGTTACTGGAATTAAAGAGCAAGTAGAAAGCCTTAAAAAAGAAAAATCTTATTTATTTGAAATTGAAGAACAACAAAATAAAGGTGGATTTAATTTTTTTGGAACTGGATCACCAGGAAAACCAAGTAATTTAAATCTATTTGGTTCTAAGACAACAAATGAAGGAGATTTTGGAAAAATGCTATCGAAACAAAACAAACCAAATTCAGATGAACAAATAGATAGCGATTATTACTTTAAAAAATAGGAGGAAAATAACATGCCAAAATTAAATACTACAAAAATATTAGCACCTGAAAAAACTTTTTTAGCATTTCCTGACCATTATGTTAATGTAACTGCTAAAATAGAATATTCAGTATTAAAAACATTTACTACTACTGACCCAGCAGGAAATAAAGCATTATTAGCTGGACAAGTGGTAGCACTTGCAGATGATGGAACTGTTACTAAATCCGCTGCTGCAGCAAGCTCAACTAAAGCTACAGGAAACGCAATAGTATTCAATACAGTAAGATTAGATGATTATACTGAAAATACTGATGACTATGTAAATGTAACAGTACTTGTTCATGGATTCGTTAGAAAAGATAGACTAAAAGATGCAGCTAACTTAGATGCACCATTAATTCATGTAATAGCACAATAATTCAAAGGAGGCAAAGAATATGAATATTAATTTATTTGATTTTATAAACGCAAAAGAAATAGCCGCTTTTGTAACTGAAAAACCAGAAAATAAAATACCATACTTTGGTGAAACTTTATTCCCGGCGCAAAAGCAATTAGGAACAGATATAAGTTGGTTAAAAGGGGCAAATGGATTGCCAGTAGCAATACAACCTTCTAACTATGATGCAAAAGCAAGAATGAGAGAAAAAGAAGGATTTGACAGAGTTGCCACTGAAATGGCATTCTTTAGAGAAGCAATGAGAATTGGTGAAAAAGATAGACAACAAATAAATCTTTTATTAAATAATCCACAATCTCAATTGGCTTTACCTCTTATAAGAAATATTTTCAATGAAACAGCTAGATTAGTTGAAGGAGTTAGAGCTCGAGCTGAAATAATGAGAATGCAATTATTAACATCCGGTAAAATAGATGTTACTTCTGCTGACGGTAGAGCAAAATATATATATGATTATGGCCAAGCTAATAGTTTTAAGCCAAGACAAGGAACTGCTGGATGGGGAAATGATACAGCTGATCCAGTTAAGGATATAATAGCTTGGTGCGATTATATGGAAACTAAAACAGGTACTAGACCAACTAGACTTGTAATGAACAGAAATACTTTCTTAAAATTATATGGAAGTAAAAAAATTCATTTAATGATGTATCCAAACGATAACAATACTAATTATTTTGTATCTGAAGCTCAATTGAAAGCATTCGTAGAAGATGTGACTGGATGCTCTATATTTATATATTCTAAAAAAGTTGCAAATTTAGACAACTCAACAGGATTAGCATCTACTTCTCCAGTATCATTAATACCAGATAATAAAGTTGCAATAATGCCATCTGGTCCTTTAGGCTCAACTTGGTATGGAACAACTCCTGAAGAGTCAGACCTTATGACAGGCTCAGATGCTCAAGTATCAATAGTAAACACAGGAACTGCAATAACTACTTATAAAGAAAAACACCCTGTGAATGTAGTTACAATTGTATCTTCTGTGATGATACCTTCATTTGAAACAATTGATTATTGTGCAGTTGCAGATATAAGTGCAGCCAAAACAGGTGGCAGTACAGGAGATATAATATAATTTAGCTCATTTATATTCCTTTTATATAACCTCTAGGTTTAGAGACTTCTATTCCTAGGGGTATTTTAACGTAAGGAGGAATTTTAATGTTAAATGTAGAACAAGCGAAAATATTTTTACAAGAAGAAAATTATCCGTATTTCTCAGATGATCAATTAGAAGCTATGTGCAATTTATATGATGATATGAATGAATTATGCTATGTTGCTTGCATGATGAAAGCAGATGCTCAAGATATTACAGTTGGACCAATCAGCATAAAAAATAATTCTCAAATGTGGCAAAATTTAGCTCAAATGTTTTATAAAAAATGGATGGCAAATCCCAGTGGCGCTTCAACTATATCTAAATCTTTAACAGGGAAGTGTGTAGGTAGAGCAGATGAATATTAATGCTATAAAATCAAAAGTCGATGCAGTTATCAATCAATATGGCACAGAGATAAAAGTATACAGGGATATTTATAGCGAGGACGAATACGGATGTAAAAATTTAAATGAGAATATGGCATATATAGGTACAATAAAAGGAATTATAGACAATGCTAGTAGTTCACGTTTACCAACTAAAACTAATGAGAGACAAGGAATTATAGAGTTAGATGCCTCGGCAACTTTATACATACCTTATGAGAAAGATATTCTTATACAAGAAGATGATTATCTTGAAATTGATGGGGTTTATTATAGAGTTGGGATTTTCTTAGACATAGTACACTACAATTTATTATATGAAATACCGATTGAAAGGATTGAGTTAAATGAGTGATATTACTATAGATGCTAGTGAAGTAACAAACAACCTAAAAAATATGACCAAAAGAACTAAGGCAGGAATAACTGTCATAGGTAATACCGTAGCTTCTCAAATGAAAGAATATGCTCAATCTAATCATAAATGGATTGACAGAACTGGTAGTGCAACAGATGAAATTACTGCAGATGCTAAATGGGAAGGAACAACACTTGATATATCTATTACTCATGGTGTTGACTATGGTATATGGCTTGAGACTAGAAGAGATTTTGAAGGTAAATATAAAATATTAGAAGAAGCTAGAGATAGCCAAATTGAAACATTTAAAAGTATGTTATTAGCGCTGAGATTATAGGCGGTGAATGTATGTGAACCGTATTAAAATATATGAAATGCTAAGTGAAATATGTAAAGTCGATATAACGCAACAAGTTAAAAGCAAAATATCAGAAGATACTTTGGTATTAAAACAAAATAGCGTGTTAACTAGCATGAATAACGATTTGGCCGGATGGGACATATGGATTATATATATTTATTGTCCTAATAGTCCAATTAAGTTAGATGAATTAAGAAAAAAAGTTATAAGAATGTTAACTGAAAATGACATTGAAGTAATACATGAATTAAAGCAAGAGTACTGGGATGAAAATTTGCATTGCTACATATCAACGGTATCATGCAAAACACCGAGTACTTATGTTTATTAAAGGAGGATTGAAACGAATGGCAATATTATACAATATCAAGAAAGTTGTACTGACTGAACTTGATGAGTCAACTGGAGCTGCTAAAAGTAGTGGGATAGTAACTCACATTAAAACTGCACAAAAAGCAGAACTAGAAGCTGTGTTAAGCGAAGGCGATGAAGATATATTAAGAAGTCCAGAACAAATACTCGCAGTTGTAAGAACTAATGATTTAATCTACGGATATGATATGACTTTAACTGATAATACTTTTGACGCCAAAGCAGCTGAATTAGTTGCAGGTTATAAAGTTACTGGTTCTGGCAAGGAAGAAAAATGGTCTACTCCAATGATGACAGAAGGATTTACAGGGAAACCATTTAAATGCGATATATATGTTGCAAACTATTCAGGAGACTCCATAGTAAATTATGTAAAAATTACTCTTAATAAATGCTATGGAAAATTCCCAGATATGGAAGTTGGCGACGGATATTACGCACCTGAATTTAAGATAAAAGCAAGAGAAAATACAAAAGCTAGTCTTCCAATAAAAGAAATAACTTTCGTTGATGAAGTGCCAGCTGACCCAGAAGCATCTTAGAAAAACTGTTAGGAGGAATATAAATGAGTGTTATAAGTGCTGAAGCTTTTAAAAATAAAGCTACAAGAATTATAAAAATAGATGGATTTGAACCAAACGAAAAAATCGAAGTAAGAATAAAACCTGCGAGTATGTTAGGAATGATAGCAGCGGGAAAACTTCCTAATAATCTATTACAAACAGTAGATGATTTATTTATTAGTAAAGGTAATAAAAAATCAAAAGGAAAAGTTGATACATCTGATATGAATCCAGATGAACTTAAAATGGTAATGGAAATGATAGATACTATCTGTAGAGATTGCATGGTAGAACCATTATTTGATGATATAAAAATGTTTATGACTGATACTCAAAAGATGCAAATAATGAGTGAATCAACGGGAACTGTTAATGCAGTTATACCCTTTATTCAAAAGTAGGAAAATAATAAATGTTATTAGTACTGCTAAAACTTTCGGATGTCGCCCTAGTGATATACTAGGCATAGAAGACGATGACATATATGCACGATACTGTATAGATGAAGCATGTACATATCTTTATAATAGAATGCAACCAAATAAGGATGGAAAGAGTGAAAAGCCTACGTTTATAGAAGATATACAAGAAAGCAAGCATCATAATCCAGGATTAGATTTATTAATGAATTAGTAACTGTAAGATTATAAAAGTCTTACAGTTTTTTATTACATAAAAGGAGGTGAGGCTATGGCAGGAGTAGATTTAGGTAGTATAGTTGCACATTTAAAACTAGAGATGAATGATTTTAATAGCAAGCTAAATGAAGCGGTTGCAAAAGTTAAAGATACACAGACACAATTTGAAGGATTGAGTTCTTTTGGTAAATCACTATCAACTGTAGGTGCAGGGCTTACTGCCAGTATAACAGCGCCGGTAATGGCATTAGGTGCTAGCGTAGTAAAAACACAAATGCAATTCGAACAAGCTATGTCAAAAGTTCAAGCATTATCTGGTGCTACTGGAAAAGATTTTCAAATGTTGGAAGATACGGCTAAGAAGTTTGGTGAGTCCACAGTTTTTAGTGCCTCTGAATGCGCAGATGCTTTAGGATATATGGCGTTAAAGGCTAGCGCGGTTATAGAGAAATCTATAGCATAAAAAAGAATGTGAAACGGTGAAAGCTAAATTTATATAAATAGTTTTAGTAGGATGGATAAATAATAGCAAATATGATATAATTATTTTGAGGTGATAAACTTTGAATAAAGTATGTTGTAGTTGCAAAAAGAACAAAGATATTTCTCTTTTTTCTAAAAATAAAAATTCTAAAGATGGTTATAAAAATTATTGCAAAGAATGTGCAAGTATTCAAGGGAAAAAATATAGAGAAAAGCATAGGGAAAAAGTTCTTGAGTCTAAAAAAGAATGGTATAGAAATACTAAAAATAAAAAGGAAGAAAGAACTCAAAAAGAACTAAATAAAAAAAGTAAAGTTTGTAGTAAATGTAAAATAGAAAAAAATATAGATGAATTTTACGAAAGAGCAAACGGTGGTTTCCATGGAGAATGCAAAGCGTGTACTTTAGAAAAACAAAGAGAGTATCACAATGAAAATAGAGATAAAATATTGCTAAGAAAAAAAGAATACAACAGAAAAAACAAAGAAAAAATAGATAATTACAATAAAAAATATTATATTGAAAACAACGATGATATAAAATTAAGGGTTAAAAAATGGAAAAATGACAACCCTGAAAAATATAAAAATCTAAGTGTTAGAATGTCACAGGTAAGAGCAGCAAGAGAAAAAAATGTAATTTCTGATTTTTCTAAAAAAGACTGGGAAGATTGCAAAAACTTCTTTAAAAATGATAATGGAGATTTAGAATGTGCTTATTGTGGTAAAATCTTAAAAAGAGCAACACAAGACCATTTTATACCTTTATCAAAAGGTGGAAACTATACGAAAGATAATATAATACCAGTTTGTATAAGCTGTAATTCAAGTAAATGTGATAAAGATTTTGAAGAATGGTATAAAACTAAAATTTTTTACTCTGAAAAAAGGAAACAAAAAATCTATAATTATTTATATAAACATGCTAACACCGTACCAAGCTTGATGAGAAATCTCAAGAAGGTGTAGAGACTAGATAAAGTAAGCTAAGTAATAGACACTCAAAAGGGTGTCTTTTTATATGCAGAAATATCCACGAGCGCATTCTACCCTAACGTAAAAAGTCGAGGGTAATGATATAGTCCAACTCTAGGTGAAAGCCTAGTTCTAGGATAAAGAGCCTAGACAATGAAAAAAAGTAGCTGGATGGGATGCTCAACAATCTGCAGCGGGTTTACCAGGGGTATTAAATCTAGCGGCAGCATCTGGAATGGATTTAGCACAAGCATCTGATTTGGTGACTAAAAGTAATTGGTCGGTTATGAAGAAATTCATAGCATAAAGCATTAAGGGAAAACGGTAAAGGTTAAGTTATGTGATATCGTAACCTTTGAAAATGCTATATTATTATGATATAATATAACTATATAGTATATTAAGAGGTGATATTATTGGAAAAAATATGTCCAGTTTGTAATAAAAAATTTAAAGGCAAAAAGTCACAAATATGCTGTTCAAGAGAGTGTTCTAATAAAAGAATATATAAAAAAATATCCGTAAAGTGTGAAATTTGCGGGAAAGAATTAGAAAGAACAAAATCAGAAATAAATAGAAACAAACATAACTATTGTTCAGACAAATGTAAAGCTAAAGGAATGAGAATTTTCAATACAGGGGGAAATAACCCTAATTATAAAGGTGCAAACAGTATAATATCATGTAGTTATTGTGGGGAGAAAATAAAAGTTTTAGATTGTAACTTAAAAAATAGTGATGGTTCCATTAAAAAAAATTTTTATTGCAATACTACTTGTAAAAGTTTACATCAAAAACAACTATTAAAAGGAATATCTAATCCAAACTTCAAAGGGAAAACATTTAAGATTAAATGTGAATATTGTGGGAAAGAGTTTAATAGAGCAGAATGGGATATAAAAAATAATATTCATCAATATTGTTCTCAAAAATGTAAAGCTGAACATCAAAAATATATTCTTTTAAAAGAAAATAATCCTAATTATAAACCTGATCTTTCTGAAGAGTACAGAATAGAACATAGAATAATAGAAGGCTATAATACATGGAAAAGAAAAGTATTAGAAAGAGATAATTATACTTGCCAAAAGTGTAATAAAAAGGAACATTTAGCAGCACATCATATAGAAAATTATTCAGAAAAAGAAGAACTTAGAACGGATATAAATAACGGAATAACACTTTGTGTTGAATGTCATAAAGAATTTCATAAGGAATTTGGAAACAAAAATAATAATAAAAAACAAATTGATATATTTTTAAATAATAAACTAATACCGTGATAAATTAAGGAGTTAAAATGCCTTAATCATTGTAGAGCATAGGAACTGAACCTATGCTTTTTCTTATGGAAAAGTATAGAATATAATGTTCCCAAGAGCCCTTAACACGATTATATATAGGATAATCTGAAAACCTAACGTTAAACGAGGGTGAAAATATATGCCAAACTGAACTAGAATTGACTAGTTGATGAAAATGGAGGAAACTCCCAGAGGTGGATGTAGGAATTGACCTACTATTAATAGATAAAAAGCTCCACGTTAATAACAAATGGATTACTTAACAGCATTTGGGTTAGAGGCTGACCAAGCGGGTCGTATGGCAGACGTACTATCTTATGCACAAGCTAACTCGAATACAACAACTGAAATGCTAGGAGAAGCATTTAAGAATTGTGCAGTCAATGCACATAATGCGGGTATGAGTTTGGAAGAAACTACTGCAATACTTAGTAAATTTGCAGATGCTGGTCTAAAGGGTAGTGAAGGTGGTACTGCTTTGAATGCCATCATTAGAGATATGACTCAAAAGATGAAAAATGGTGCAATACAAATAGGTAATACAAAAGTACAAGTACAAGATGCTAATGGAAACTTTAGAGAAATGACTGATATTATAGCAGATGTAGATAAAGCAACAGAAGGAATGGGAGATGCCCAGAAGACTGCTGCACTAATGACAACATTTACGGCAGACTCTATAAAAGGTATGGGAATTTTATGCAATACCGGTGCAGACAGTATAGAAGAATTCACAAAGAAATTAGAAAATAGCAATGGCACAGCTGAAAAGATGTCTAATATGATGAATCAAAATTTATCAGGTGCATTAAAGACTTTGAGCAGTGCTTGGGAAGCATTGCAACTTAGCTTAGGAGACTCTACTGGACCACTTTCGTTATTAGTAGGTCTATTAACTAAATTATTATTAGCAATTAAAAATTTACCTGCACCAGTTAAACAAGTAATAGTAACTTTAGCATTATTAGCAGCAACAATCGGTCCAACATTATTAATCATAGGGAAAATGATACAAGCATGGGTTAAAATGAAAGAAACTATTGGGATACTAAGATCTGGATTTGGTCTACTACGTGGAGTATTGTCAGGTTTACCTTCAGTATTTGGAATAATTCAAGGAGTAGTTAGTACTGTTGGTGGAGCATTAAGTTCCTTATGGGCAGTATTAATGGCTAATCCTATTGTATTGGTCATAGCAGCTATTGCAGCACTTGTAGCTGGATTTATATGGGCATGGAATAATATTGATGGTTTTAAAGAATTTTGGATTAATCTATGGGAGAACATAAAAACTGTGGCCAGTAATGCCTTACAAGGACTACAAAACTTCTTCACTCAAACTGTTCCACAAATGATAAGTAATATAGGAACATGGTTTAGTAATTTACCATCAACTATATGGTATTGGTTATGTTTTGCGGTATCATATGCGGTACTTTGGGTAGCACAAATGGGACAAAAGGCATATGAAGCAGGTTCTAAATTTGTACAAAATGTAATTACATTCATCCAACAATTACCGGGTCGTATATGGACATGGTTAACAACTACTATTAGTAGGGTTGGAAGTTGGGTAGTTCAAATGGCAAGTAGAGCTCAACAAGCTGGTAGTAGATTCTTAAATGGTGTAAGTACATTCATTCAACAATTACCAGGTCGCGTATGGTCATTCCTAGTATCAACAATTTCAAGAGTAATATCTTTTGCCGCAAATTTTGCTCAAAAGGGTAGAGAAGCTGCACAAAGATTCAAAGATAATATTATAAACGGTATTAGTAGTTTACCTGGAAGAATGGTGAGTATAGGAAGTAATATCATACACGGTATTATTACTGGTATTACTAATGCGGCTGGTAATTTATTTAGCACAATGCAAAATATAGCAAGTAGAGCCTTAAATGCTGCAAAAGATGCTTTGGGTATACATTCCCCATCAACAGTATTTAGAGACATGGTAGGGAAAATGATTCCTGCCGGTGTAACTGTCGGTATTGAGGCGAATGCAGGTAAAACTATACAAGCTATTAAGGATTATGCCAAAGACTTAGTAACTACTATAGACACAAATAAATTCTTGGGTAAAGTTAATATGAGTACAGCTGGTATTAATATAAATAGTGAAAACACAGTTGATAGTAATTTACTTTATGCTATAAAAGGTATGGCACAAGCAATGCAAGATAGTAAACAAGAATTCGACTATAAAGAAATGGGAAAAGAATATAAAAAGGCGTTACAAGATACTAATACTCCAATACTTATGGACAAAGTAGTGGTGGGACAAAAGGTGGCTAAGTCAGTACAAGAAACCAATGACTACTACAATGACCAAAAAGAAAGATTTAGAGGCGAGAGAGATTATGTATAATTATTTTAATTTTAATGGCAATCAGATAAATGATTTAGCAATAGTAACTAGTATAGAAAAACCATATATACCAGAGAAGTCTATTGATACTATAAATGTATCTAGTAGAGATGGAGAAATATTTGATGGAGCAAAATATGACTCCATCTCTATTCCTATATCACTTGCAGTAATAGGATCTACTGAGGATGATTATAAAACTCGTGTACAATGTTTACATGATATACTAAATACTAAACAAGAAGTACCAATAAAATTCTGTGAGAATATCACTATATATGGAATGCTGAAAGGTGCACTAAAAGTAAAGAAAAAGAATAGTATGAGTGGGTATGCTGACATTGAACTAATATGTCATACACCATATAGTTATAGTGATAATGTACATGCCTACAATGCTGAGGATGGACAACAGACTGTAGTAGTTGAGAACAATGGTGAATTAGCAACTCTACCATATGTAAGTATAGGCTTTGGAGCAGATGCACATTTTGCACAGGTACAAAATAATAAAACTGGAGAAAAAATATTAGTAGGTGATTATCCACAACTACAATTAAGCACAACAAAGAGTGAACAAACATTAATACTACATGACCCATGTACAAGTGTAGGAACTTTAATTCAGAGCGGAGCTAATATTAATGCAGGTCGTGGCACAGATGGTTCTTTTACTATATCATCTGGAGGTGAAAGTTTTATACTTAGTGAATTAGGTAATAGCTCAGAAAAAATAAAGGGTGCCTGTGCCCGTATCGCATTAAGTAAGAACATAGATGACTTTAAAGTAATGGTGAGAATGCAGTGTAGGTCAAGTGGTAAAAATGGTGATCCAAATAACTTTCTTAGTGAACAAGAAAAAGTAAAAGAAACTGTAGTTTCTGGTACTAAGACTAAATATTACGAAGTAAATGCCAATGGACTTAATTACAGAACCGGACCGGGAACTAATTACACATCTAAGGGGATTATCCCAAAGGGAACAAAATTAACAGAGGTTACTATACAAAATGGATGGGCAAAGATAAAATACAAAACAAAGACATATTATGTATACGCTAAATACCTAACTCAGAAAATAAAAGATAATTCAAAGAGTACTGTGCAAGAATTTACAGTAGCTAATATGTGGCTTACACCAAGTAAAACACTAACAGGAGCTAGTTGTGTTGTATATACAAAGCCTGACCTAGGTAGTAAAGTGGAATGTACTATACCTTATGGTACTGTACTTAGAATAATACAAAGAACGTATACATACACATATACAGATTCTAATAACAGTAAACAAACAGTAAAATTTTATAGAATTTATAAACCTTGGAAAGATAAAAATGGTAAAAATCATTATGGATATATAAATGTAGATAACCTTAAAGGAGCAGCAGGTATGGATACGAGTGTAGATTACACAAATGACCCTGCATACGCAGACCATAAGACAGGAATAGCTGAGGTATATGGCTTCGATATAAATGGTACTCAAATATTTAGATTATATTTAGGTGACATTAACCCATATTTTGAATATAACCAAGCTGAGGTAAGTGTAAGTAAAAAATCCATATTAATCACAAGTAATGATAATCCAAAGGAAAAGACAGACAAAACAGTTGATGCAGACGGTAAAACTGTTACTAATCATTATATGAGTGGTCAGTATGGTAGTTGGAATGATGCCAATGCATATTTTACATTAACACGAAAAAAGACAGGACAATATTATGTATATAGTGCTCAAGTACAAAAGAATGATGATGGGACATTTACACAATCTGTATCAGCTAATAACAAACGTAGTAGCGAATACTCTACCGAACCATTAAGTTACTTAGCAATATATATAGGAACAATGGCCGATAAATTAGAAAATGCTTGCGGAGTTGGTATTAGTGATATAAAAGTATATGAACTTAATCCTGAGAGCGAAGAAATTTCTAATATAAAATACTTTAAAGCAGGCGATAAAGTGGATTTAGATTTTGAAAATGGTGATTGTTATGTTAATAATGAATTAAGAAATGATTTAGTAGATATTGGTAGTTCATACTTTAGGGTCAATGAAGGTGAAACAACATTACAGGTAGTCAGTGATGATACATCTGCAAGTCTAGGCGTATTAATAAGAGAAAAATGGTTAGGAGTAGTAGATGAGGATAGAAGTACTCCTCCAGAGAATTTAAATTTAACTAGTGAGTAAGGAGGTATATGTATGAATAAAAACTTATATATTTTAGACAACACGAAAAAACTGATAAAAATTATAAATACCATAAATACAATTAGTATAAAAGTATACGATGATACATATACCAGTGAACTTTTAACGGGGGCTGAAACTTATACGGTCTCCTTTAAAGTAAGTTATCAAGATCAACCAATATTTTTAGAAGGTAATTACATTGGATTTTATTGGCAAGATAATTTCAAATTGATGCAAATTAAGAAAACAACTAGTATTGAACATATAGACGACGTAACTATTACAGTTTATGCGGAGTTTATAGGAATTGAATTATACAATAGTTATGTAGATAAATTTGTGGCAGACGGGAATGCAACAAAACTATTGGAAACTATATTAATGGATACTAATTACAAGGTAGGTTATGTAAGCCCTTCATTAGACCAGGAAGCCTTTAGGGTAGAAGCTACAGAGGTTACTAGTGTATATTCAGTAATACAGAATGCTACTTCAATTTTATACGAGTGTGAGTGGCAATTTAGAACAGTTCCAGTGGATATAAAACGTGGTAAATTTGAATTTTATGTAGACTGTTTTGCCAACGGCGAGCGTGGCTCAAAGAGATATAAAAGATTTGAGAGTGATAGAAATAGTTATGCCATGAAACGTACTGGTGATATTACAAACTTTTGTAGCGGTATTATTCCAGTAGGAAAAAATGGTATAACTATTAGTGATGTAAAATGGGAAAAAGAACAAGGAGATCCAACGGATAAACCCCTTGGTCAGAACTACATTTTCGATGAGAAAGCACATGAAATGCTTAATAATGGTGGCAAATACGTATTAATGAAATACAAAAGTGATGCTGATGATATATACACATTAATACACGAAGGGTATGTCAAATTAAAGGAATTAAACAAGACTAAATTTAGTTATGAAATTCCTATATATATGAATGAAAGAGATTATGAGGAGATTGATGTCGGTGATACTAACTATGTTGTGAGTAGAAAATTCAACCCACCAATTCAATTAGAGGCACGTATTACAAAATTTGAAATTAGTTTTACAGATAGAACTAAGAACAGTGTAACTTTAGGAAATTACAAACAAATACGTAGTAAAATGAAGTCTCTTAATAAAGACGATATAGTTAAGGATGTTGTGGATATAATTAAGAAACATGGTAAATTAACAGCTAGTGATTTACTTGCTATTAGAAATTACCTTAACCAACTAGACGTAGATAAAAAATTAATAGACAAACTTATTAAGCAATATACAGATAAAGTAGTACCTGACCCAGTCAAACCTGGTGATGATACAACCAACATAAGTGATGACACAGAAGATTATAGAGCAATAAATATAAAGAAAATAGACAATGGATTATGGATAGGAGATAGTAGAATTCATGACTGTATAAAATACAAATGTGGAGAAATAAAAGGTAAAACACCTACTACTCAACCACAACCTGATAAAAAAGAAGATAGTAGTAAAACTGCAAAACAATACAAAGCAGCCGTAGATTATTATGCCGGCTTTGGACTTGGTAAGTGGAGTGATAAATATAGTGATGTTAGAAATATGCGTAGCAAATCCAACCACTGGAAAATATATGCCCCAGTTGAGTATTATAGTAAGAAATTTGGACTTGACCCACAACTAGTTTACGCAATGATATATGCAGAATCTAGTGCCGACCCATACGATGCTACAAAAGACCCAGCGGGTGCGTACGGACTTATGCAATGTGAGAGAGGTACTTATTTTAATAAGAAAATGAAAATTAAATATTTAGATGGCAAAGTTGAATACTTTACACCAAGTTATTCTAATATGAAACCTAAATCTTGTGGCACTAAAAGAATAAACGGTGTAACCGTGGATAAAGCTATATGTAATCAAATAATGGTTGGTTGTAACGAAATGAGAGCTAGACTTGAAGACTACCATTTTAATATATTTGCTGCTTTGTGTGGTTATAACTTTGGTATAGGTGGATTCCAATGGGTGGTTATGCACTACATAAAGGATAGATACAAACTTAATATAGTTGTAACTAATAATGGAAAAAGTGCCTTACTATACAAACAATCCGCAGCAGTTAAAAAGAAATACTGGGAAGTAATAGACACAATGCAAGCACCTTGGAAAAATTATAGACAAAAATATAAACAAGTTACTGGATGGGGTACTCCTACTAATATAGAATGTTATTTAAGATGGTACAAAGTAGTAGACGGTCAATTGCCATACTGTATTGATAGTAAAGGTAAGAAAAGAGGCTATGGAGCAATAAAACCGGGCACATCAAATAAAAGTGCAGAAGCTACTGCCGTATCTACAGAGGATTCAACGACTAGAGCAGCAAGTGTTAAAAATGCACCTACATGGAGCATAAGTGATAACACTACTACTAAAAAAGGCGTTGCAGAAAATGTAAGAAAGAAAATAGTAAATAAAGCTAGAGAGATAGCAGAATTACATCAAAAGTATAAAAAAGCTACATATTATGCAGGAGCTTGTATTTATGATGATAGTAAAAGACATAGAGTAAGTGGAACTATAAATGGTATTAAAAATCCATACTGTTATGTGTGTTCTTCTCTTAGTTCATGTGCTTACTTATATGCAGGTCTTAGAAGTGTAACTGCCAAATATGGTGGAGCCAACTGTTCATATGGGACTTTAGTTAAAAGTGCTTGTAAATACAGTGGCTATACATTAAAGAAACTAACAAGTACAACAATTAATGAATTACTACCTGGGGATTTAATAATGTTGAGTAATGCCACTGTCCCATCAAGTGTAACCGTTAGTTGGGCATCAAAGTCTGGAGGTTCCTCTAAATATGCTAGTGGTGGCACACATCACGTAGTAGTATATTGCGGAAAAGTAAATGGTAAACGTATGATAGCTCATGCTAGTGCACCTTATAAATGGCCTAGAGCTATAAGATATGAAGACATGAGTATAACATATAGTTCAAGAGGTAGTATGACACACTGGTATACACATGGAATAATACTTAGACCTTGGGATTTAGCGAGAGCAGACAAAGAGGCGAAAGTAAAAAACCAATCAGCTACAAAACCAACTCCTCCAAAAGACATAGTAGATGATGATGACGGAACAACATATGAAGTTACTTATAAAGGACTTAACAGTGCAGCTCCTAAAGACTTTGTAGAAGGTGGAAAACTTATTACTAATATCACTGTCAATGGAGTTACTGACAAAACTCCATATCCTAAGACTGTCAGTCATGTAATGCTAGCATTTGGAGTTCCTGCACTAGGGGATAATGTGGATAACGTTGTGGAAGATTATAAATCTCTTATAAAAGCCTTACTAAAGAAATACCCTAAAAAGCCTATATTTGTATGTGAGGAAGCTCGTTTAAGAAGTTCTCAATCAGGCAACTACAAACAAATGAATGAAGCAATAGACTCACTTAATAATATGATGTTGGATTACTGCAATAAAACAAAATACGTAATATTCTTAAGAAAACCAAAGGATATGTGTGATACCACTGATAAATATTACTGGCTTAGCAGCTTAACTACCGACGGGTATAGAATGAAGGATAAAACATCTACTCAGACTTATTATAAAGAGTATAAGAAAAAGATATTATACTTTGGTGAGGGAGCAGAATGGGAGAGCGACAGTGTTACAAGTAATAAAATGTTAGACAGTCAACGTGTATACTCTTATAATAAACCACTAACAAAATTACAATTTAGAGTGCCGGCAACTTCATCAACAAATTACAATGATAGTTACTATGCACGTATTGTATTCACTACTGCAAAAGGATTCAAGCTAATACAACCTGGCACAGTATACCTAGAAGGTGTGGACTGTAAGAATGGAGTACTATTACCTAAAGTAGGTACTACTTATATTGTATCTGTGTATTATAATCCCGACACTACAATAAGTGACAAGCCGTATTTAGGAAGTGTTGGAGCTAAGAAAAAAGGCACTAATTATGCACAACCATTATTTAAATATTCAGCTGATCTAGTTAAAATTGCTAATAGTTACTATAATAATAATAGTAAGTTCAGTTATAATAGTACAACTCCCGCAGATTTCAAGAATCCATCCGAAAACATTAGTAAATGGAAGGTCAACAATAAATATCAAATAGATGATAGCTGTTTTCTTAACTACGTATTAACAGGTTGGACTTATGAAAAATCTCCTTTTGGTAACGAGAAAAAGACTGATAATAATAGAAATAATAGTGTTAGCTGGGCTATACCAAGTACTAGAAATGAAGCTAATATAGGAAAATATTTTGTACAGAAAAACTGGGTAGTAGATGTAGCAGATTTAGAAACATTTAAGAATCTAGCAATTGGAGATATAATATTCATGGACGCTGACAGTAAAAATAATGGTGAATTCATGGCGATATCACATACTGCCATAGTAATAGAAAAAGACAAAGATGGCGACTTTGTGGCACTTGAATGTACAAATGGATTGACAAACGGAGTATTCAGAAAAGTAAAAGTAAAAAGTTTATCAAGTAAAAATATATTATTTGTTGGTAGATTTATGATTGGATAGGAGGGATTTGCGTGGTTGGTGATGGACAAGAGCACGTTGAGCGACCTATATACGATGATGATGGTGAGATGATTGTATGGCCAACACTAGATGAGGATATGGAAGAATTTGCAGAGGAACCAGAAGTAGCTACTGTAGCTGCTTCTGACGATACTACAGAAGATGATACGTATTATGAAGTACCTGACACTGTAGAAGATGACCAAGATAGAATTGATGTGCAAGTTGAAGGTATAGAAGACGAAGAATGTGAGGATCCCAAAATAGGTGATATTCAACAAGCCGGAGAAGATTATAATGAGGCTATGGATAGAATTGTTGGTGTATTAATGCAAGCATTAAGTACAGAAGAAATGACAGAGGAGATGAGTGCAGAACTACAAGACGCAACTAACAACATGGAAACTGCTAAACAAACTATAACTGATTTATGTGGTGACCCTGAAACAAAAGCATTACAAACTGACCCTGATACTAAAATTCCACAAAATCTACAAGAACTGTTAGAGACACTTACAAAAGATGGAAAGGCTCCATGGCTATATATAGATGATGAAGGTAATTTATTATTAGATGGAGAAAGCGTACCCAAACTAAAAGTAGTAGAGTTGGAAGCACAAAAGATAAAAGCTGACTATGGTGAGTTCAAAGACCTTACTACTAAAAATTTTACGGCAGTTAATGCTAAAATAGATAATTTAAATGTTGGAGATTTAGATGCTATTAATGCGACTATCACTAACTTAAAAGCTACAGTAGCACAGATACAAACGTTAATAGGCGGAAACTTAACTATGGATAATATCCACTCTTTAGTATTAACAAGTGATAAAGTAACTATAGCTAATGCATTAATAAAGGACGCAATGATTGATACTGTTAGTGCCAATAAGATTAATACAGGTATTCTTAATACAAATAATGTGCAAATACAATCAAAAGATGGAAGTATGTTATTGCAAGGCAATCTTCAACAATTTAAAGATGACAAAGGCAATGTACGTATTCAAATAGGAAAAGATGCCACAGGTAATTTTACATTCAGCTTATTTGATGCTACTGGCACAGGTGTATTAATAGATGAAAAAGGTATTAAATCCGGTGCAGTAGCTAATGGATTAATAGTAGATGCCATGGTTAATGATAATGCTAATATCGCTGGTAGTAAATTGGATATAAGTAGTGTTATTAGTAGTATAAATAATAATACTAATACCATAAAAGCGAGTCATATAAAATTTGATGATACTGAACAGACATTAGATGTATCATTCAATCAGCTTAAAAAGACAGTTGATACAATTAAGAATATTACTGTAGATGGAGACTTAAGCAGTGTTATTGAACAAGTAACTACTAATACAACTAATATCAGTGTTGCTCAAGGTCAAATATCCAGTCTTATTAGTAATACAACTATAACTAAGACGGACGGAACTGTAACACAATTAAAGGATGAATATAATAGTACAAAAGACACTGTGGATAAACATACAACTACAATAGGAAAATTAGAAACCAATGTAAATGATGTAACTAGTAAACAGTCAAAATTAGAGCAGTCTTTAGATGGGTTCAAGATGACAGTTAGTGATACATATGCAACAAAAGAGGGATTAAATCAAATAAAAGAGTCAATTCAGAATTTGGATGGCTATACTATAATACTTAGTAAAGAGTGTCTTGTAACTACTTGTGATTAAAGGAGGTAATAAAATGGCAAGTATAACAGTAACAAGTAACCCCAGTACAACTGAAGATACATTAACAGTTAATTTTACAACGGACGCTACCAATATTACAGATATATTAATTAGTAAAGATGGAGGTAATTCGTACACTAGTGCTACTTCATTTACTAACACTACAGCTGTTTTCAATGTTAGTAGTTGGAGTAATGGGACATATAGTAACTGTAAATTAAAATGTGTATATACGGAATCTACTGGTGGTGGAGGCACTGGAGGTGGTGATACTACTGAAACACTAACTATAAGTAATATATCAAATATAACACAAAATACTAAAACACCATTCTATATAGAATATTCCACAAATATACCAGTAACAAAACATGAAGTATCATGGGATGGTGGACATACATTCTACGATAAAACTAGTGAAGTTACCTCTAGTGGGAATAACCATAAGTTTTTACATGATGATAAAGCGAATGCTGGAACATACAAGATGGCTATAAGAGTTACAACTGCTAAGGGTACAACTAAGACAAGTAATGTATTCACAGTTACATTAGTGGATAACAGTGGATTAACTTTTACTCAATATAAAAAATTGGATAACGGCGTAGTTACTGATACTACAGATACAAAATATTATAGTACAGTGGATAAAATAGCAGTAACTCCATCTGGAAAATATACACTTGATTTAAATCCTGTAAGTTATGTTTGTGTATGTTTCTATAATAGTAGTGATACTTATTTAGGTAATGATTCAGGAGGATTTATAGAAAACAATACTCCAGACTGGTCAGTTGGTTCATTATCAACAACAATTAATGTTCCAGCAAGTGCTTCATATATTAGAATATGTGGTACAAGTGATAATACGCAAGTAACTGGAACACTAACTAAATCAAGTAGTGGTGGCGATAGTGGTTCAGGCGATGCTTATAGACCAGGCAGAGCTTTATTATGGGAAGATGACTTTACTGGCACAACTCTAAATACTGACAACTGGGATTACGAAAATAATTATAGCAGACCGAACGAAGTACAAAACTACGTGGCAGGTACAAATAACGTATGGATAGAAGATGGTAAACTAGTTATCAAGGCTAAGAAGGAAAGCTCTAACGGTAAGGAATGGTCAAGTGGATGCATCCATACTAATGATAAGCAAGAATATATGTACGGTAGATTTGAAGCTAAGATTAAGATACCACAAACAGTTGGTTCATTCCCAGCATTTTGGACTCTAGGTGCCAACTACGAAGAAGGCAATGGTATTACATGGCCATACTGTGGTGAGATAGATATCATGGAACACAAATATGGTTACGCATGGACTACAGCAGGGGCATTATACAGAACAGACCTAGTATGGGACAACTGGGATGCCAAAGATTTAGGTAGGGTGGACTCCGGAAATATAGGAAGCTTCGATGATTATCATATCTACGCAATGGAATGGACTCGCAATAAGTTAGATTACTACGTGGATGATAAGCTTATAGGACATTCTGATATAAGTGATGACAGTAAATGGTTCATGTTCCACCAACCACACTATATTCTACTTAACCATGCATTAGGTGCAGCAGGAGGAAGCGTACCTAGTAATATGACTGAGTATACAATGTATGTTGACTGGGTAAGAGTTTACGCTCCAGAGGATGCTCCTGACGGTGGAGACACTGCAAACCGTATCTGGTTTGAGGACACAAGTGCTAGAAGCATGGGTAAATGGTCTAAGCTTGGTTTAATACCTAAATTTAACGAAAGCTGGACTAATAAGGTTATTACATGGAAATCAAGCGATGAAAGTATAGCAACAGTATGTGGTGGTAGAGTAGACTCTAAGGGAGTTGCTGGAAGCTGTATTATAACTGCAACAACATTAAATGGTCAATCAGCAAGCATAACTGTTAATGTAAGTTAGGAGGGATTATTTATGAGTGAGATATATAGTAATTCGTTCACATCTAAAGTTGAGAGACCAGCTACGACTACTACTAAGGATATATACAGTAACACATTCTCTACTACAATTAACAAGACAGTTATAGGTGAGACTAGCAAAAGCACACAAATTAACATATACAATGGAACTACCCCACTAGCAGCGGTTAACACAACTCCGACTACTGGACAGTATAAGGTAACTATAGTAGATACTGCTAACTGTACTGCTAAATTAGAAGCTGACCATAAGACAGTTACACTGCTTACAGTAACAGGAAACTCAGGTGAAATAAAAATAACTATTAATATAGAAGGAAAAACAACTGTTAATAAAACTATACCCGTGGCATCCATTACCAAAAGTTCTGTAATAAAGGCCACTGAAACAAAATATGAACAATTGGCAGATAGATTTTCTTGGTGGGTTAGAGGTAATAGTACAAGTTCAATGCAACTAACACAAGATGCATTAAATATAATAACAAAACAAGTAAAAGTAGATGGTGATATGATAGTTGATGGGGCTATTGATGGTAAAACTATTACAGGAGCAACTATTATAGGTAGTACTTTTAGGAATCAAGGTAATACTTTTAGTGTAGATAGTGAAGGAAATATTGTTGGAGCACAAATAAAAGGTAGTGAAGTTGTAGGAGATAGTTTCTCAGTTGAAGGTGAATTAACTGCTGATACAATCACCGCCAATAAAATAAATAATGCACAATATCCAAGCACACTGGATGACGATATACAAATTGAAATAGATCCTTCATCAGGTAGTGATGATGTTGAATTAACAGAAGGTGCAGTATATAAAACAATGGGAGGAGTAATAGATGCCTTACCTAAATTTCTTAATGGTAAACGAATAAATATATGGATGCGTGGGGATATAACCGAAAATGCTGACTTCCAAAATTATACTAGTGGACAAATAAGACTTTATTTAGATGGGCACACATTATACGGATACATTAGAAACTATATGAGTAGTGCCAAATTATGGGTATATGGTGGCTGGCCAGGTACCGAAGAAGGACAAATCGGTGTTGTCCACCCCGACACAGGTTGTGCAGTAGCTGGTAGAACTGGTAGTATTATATCGCAGGAAAGTAGTTCACTCAATACATACAGCGTTAAAGTTTATGGTAGTGATAATAAACACAGTGATGGGCAAAGTAATATTGTAGGTTATATCGGGGATGCCTTTGCCTCAATGTATATTAAAAATACTACATTAGTTAACTGTGAAATAGGGTACAGAGGTAGTGCCTGTGCAAGAATACACGATGCGAGTTCCGCCGGTGTATGTAGTGAATACGGATTTCAAACTACTAGTGGTGCATTTATAACAATAGCCAATGCAGCTCACTGCGGTGGTTTAACTGCAAATACCGCTCAAACATTACCAGGACAAATTATACAACACGCAAAAGCAACATTTGCTGGAGGTAATCAAACTACAGACCCAGACAAAGCCCCTACTACATCAACTACAAAAGTAATTACTATAAAATCTAATAGTGGGGACACTTATAGAAGTTCTGTATATAATAACTGGAAACAAGATAATACTGCAAGACAAGGTGATTATGGCTACGGAGATTGTAATGGATGTTGGTTCTTTGGTACTCAATTCAATCGATTCAAAGAAAAAAATATCACTAAGATTGAACTTACTATTAAGAGAATATCTGGTGGTGTTCATGCAGCAGTACCTATAGTAGTTAAGACTCATAACTATGCAAGTAGACCAAGTGGGAAACCTTCATACGGTTCAAGTTGTGGAAGTGTTAGTATAGCAGTTGGTAATAGTGGAAAGTTAACTATAACTAATAGTACTATACTTAATGCACTTTCAGGTGGTACTATAAAAGGATTCGGTATTCAATCAGCTTATAATGCTAGTAGTTATGCAGTATGTAGCGGCAGTGTAACAATGAAAGTAACTTATACAGAATAGGAGGTGATTGAATGGATGCAATAAATATAATAACTGAAATATATAAACAAGAATTGGCACAAGCTAATCATCAAAAAGTACTATTTCAAGCTCAATGTGAAATATATAAGCAACAAATAGATAAACTTAAAAAAGAAAATGAAGAATTAAAATCCACAGATAAAATAGATAAATAAGCAGAGAATTAAAATTAAATTTTTAGTTCTCTTTTTTATTTTGAAAGGAAGGTGTTTGAAATGGCTAATAATGATTACATCACAACCGATTGTAAGTTGACAGTTTCAAAGAATACAGCCAAATTAGATGAAGAAATATTTCTATATAAGAATGATAGAAATATTAAATTGTTAATAGAAATTGTAGATAATAAATACAGATATAAGTCAGATGATTTAAGTAACTTACTAGTGAAATATAAAGCATCCTATGCACAAGTTAAGTGGTATAAAAATGCAGAGGTGAAAAAGGAATTCCCAATACAAGCTACTGACGATGGTAAAGTTGTATTTGTAATAGAGGGACAATTAATAGATGAAGATACTGAATTAGGAGATTATGATTTACAACTAAGACTTCTTAATGAAAGTCAAGAAAGTATAAGATCACTTCCAATAATAAAAGGTGCAGTACATATTCTAAAACCATTGTTTGAAGAAGGTGACATAGCAACAGTTAACAGTGCTGTAGCAGATGTATCTATGCTTAGTTTAGATGGAGATGCAATTGATACTTATAATAGTGACGGAACTTACAATCAAACTAATTGGGGAAATGGAGATGTAATCTCTAGTGCAAAATTAAATAAACTTGAAAAAGTAGCAAAAGACAATGTAGACAAAGTAAATAAAATGCCTGCTAAATCTATAGTAGAAGGTGGAAAAATATACCTAGCAAAAGAGGATGGAACAAAATTAGATAGTGGAACTGAATTACCTGCAGGTGGAAGTACAATAGAAGTTGTAAATAATCTAGAAAGTGACTCAACTACTGCTGCTTTGAGTGCTGCACAAGGTAAAGTACTTAATACGCAATATAAAAATATTGCGAATAAAAAAATTGATAATGTCACACTTTCTAATAATGTATTAACATTTATTGCAAATAGTAAAAATATAAAAACTATTACTTTACCAACATCTACGACTGATGCTGGCGCAAACGGGAAAGAAATAGAACTTCAAAAAAGTACAACTCATATACAGTGGCGATATGTAGGTGATGCAGATTGGATTAATCTTGTCGCATTAGCAGACTTGAAAGGGGCAGATGGGGCGAAAGGTGATAAGGGTGATACTGGAGCAACTCCAAACTTACAAATCGGAAATGTTACAACACTAGATAATGGTAGCAATGCTACTGCAAGTATTACAGGGACTGTGGAAAATCCATTACTTAATTTAGGAATACCTAAAGGGGCGAAAGGTGATAAGGGTGATACTGCTTCTAGTGGTGGAAGTACCCTAGTGACTACTAATATATCCGGTACTACTTTAGCACTAACAACAGATAAATATCAAACTGCTACTGTTGTAGATGCCACTGAAATTACATTGCCAGCAGTTACTTCTTTTATAGAAATTCATTTATTTTTTAGTACGACAACAGATTTAACATTAACATTACCGGCATGTAAATGGCAAAATGGGAATATCCCCGCAATATTAGCTAATAAAACATATGAATTTATTTTTACTTATACTACAGAATGGTTAGGTGGGGTGATTGAGTATGTCGCATAAATTATTATTTAATAACGTTAAAAATAAAATAAATGTAGATTATGTATCTTATATAGAGAGTTCTGGAAACCAATATATAAATACTAATTATGTTCCGAATATAAATAGTGTGTTTGAGTTTAATTATACTCCCTTAGCCGATAGAAGTTTTGAATTTGGTAATTCACAAATTAAAGGATTTAGAAATTATGATAATAGATATGCATTAACAGTAAATTCAGTTGTGTATTATTTTTCTAATTGTAAATATAACGTTCCACATATAATTAAAAGTAAAAATAAGTCTTTTACAATAGATGAAGTAGAAACTGTTGAAGATGGTATGGTTTTTAATTTCGATAGTACAGAACCAATATACATATTTGGCAGTAATTCTAATAAATCATATGCACGAATGATTTTGAATTATTTTAAAATATCAGAAAACGATAAACTTATTAGAGATTATAGACCCTGCTTAGATAATAAAGGAGTAGCTTGTTTGTGGGATGAAGTAACACAACAATATTTTTATAATTTAGGTACAGGTAAATTTTCTTATAAAAAATAGGAGGTAAAATAATATGTATGCAAAATTAAATAATGAAGCATTAGAATATGCTCCACAAAATTACAAATTAAATGATGGTAGAACAATAGTAGGTTTTAACAAATCTGTTGCACTAATGACTAGATATGGATTTAAAGAAGTGATAGACCAACAACCAAGTTATAATGCAGATACTGAATATCTAGTAATAACAGGATATACAGAACAAGATACAACAATAACAATCGTGTATGCGGTAAAACAAATGGATTTAATAGAACAAGAACTGACTATAGATGAAAAAATAACACAACTTAAAAATGTGGACACTGAACATGAAGAGGCATTAGCAGAATTAACTGAAATGATTCTAGCTTTACAAGAAGGAGGTGCTAAATAATGGCAAGAATATATGCTAATTTAATTATAAAGAAACTTAGAACAATAGAACAAGTACCAAAAATGTTTAAAGATGAAACTCTTAAAATATTAGAAAAAGATGGATATGATGGGTACGGTGAACCTTTAGTGTAAATTGCACAATCTGAATCAATTGCGTAAGATATATGTTTATAAAAAAGAAGTCATGTTAATACTCTAAATAAAAAGGAGTGTTGGCATGGCTTTATTATATATAGCATTAGTATTATGTTTAATAGGCATATTAATAGGTATTCTGTCTATAATAGGGATAATTGTACTTTATAAATCAATATAGAAAGTTAAAGGACTTAATTAATTTTAAGTCCTTTTTTAATGTAAAAAAGGGGTGATATTATGGATTTTCATTGCTGGAATGAACAAGGATGTACAGTAGAATTAGATGAAAGGGAGAAACAAGCATATATAGATTATGTTCAAAAGAAAAATCCGGGGCAACAAATTAAAAGCCTGGTTGTAAAATTGGATGGTGATTATGTTGATTTGAAATATGAGGTAAAACCAATTCCATTTAAAAGAATTCGCAGAATTACAGGCTATTTGGTAGGTGATACAACGACTTGGAACGATGCAAAATTGAATGAACTCAAGGATAGAGTAAAACATAGTTAAGAATAGAGGTGTTGTCTATGAATACAGAAATAATTGTTGCAATATTAGCATTAATAGGAACATTAGCTGGTTCGTATTTTTCTAATAATAAAAATACAGCTATTATGGATGAAAAAATTAAAGATTTAAAGAAAGACATAGAAACCTTATCAGATAGAGTAAATCGCCATAATAACCTTGTGGAAAGGATGGCAATAGTAGAAGAACATATTAAAATGAGTGAAAAGGAGAGAGATAAATGTTAGATTTAAGTGTTGTAAGTAACTATTTAGTAGTTGCAGTAATATTAGTATGTTGTTGTATTGGATATGTAATAAAAACAAGTTTAGATTTTATACCTAATAAATATATACCATTAATCATGGCCTGCATAGGAGTGGTTTTAAACTACTTTATAGCAGGCTATTTTAATGTAAATGTATTACTAGGAGGGATGTTGAGTGGTTTAAGTTCTGTAGGACTTCATCAAGCTTTTAAAAATTTAATTGAAAACAAAGAAGGTGATAAATAATGAAGACTAAAAATGGTTTTACATTATTAGAAAATGAAAAAGATGTAAAAAATTGGTTGGCAAAACAAAAGGTAAGTAGAACAATAACTAAATTACAAGTGCATCACATGGATATGCCTAGCTACAGTACGTGGGAAAAAACAGATAAAAAAGTATTTTCAGAGCCACATTTTGGAAGAACTCAATCTTTGGATTCTTATGGAAAATCTAAATGGCATTACAGTGATGGACATGGTCATTATATTGCTCAACACTTCAATGTATTTCCAGACGGTAAAATAACAACTGGAAGAAATTTAAACTCAACTCCAATTGGTATTAGAGGTTGGAATACAGGTGCAATTTGTATAGAAATATATGGTTGCTTTGATAAAGGACATGACAAAATGACTGCTGCACAAAAGAAGGCAGTAATATATCTTTATGGTGAATTGTGTAAGAGATTCCATATTCCAGTAAACACAACTCATATAAGACCTCATTGTTGGTTTACTGCTGGAGGAACTTACTTAGGAAAATACAATAGTAGTAGAAGTGCTAAAACTTGTCCTGGTACTGCATTTTGGGGATATGGATGTTCTCCTGATGGATTTGCTCATTTCATAAAAGATGTAAAGAACTATGTAGAAGGGGAAAAAGCAGAACCTAAGAAGGAAGAAACTAAAACAACTACGAAGAAATTTGAAATAGTAACACTTGATAAACTTAATATAAGAAAAGTAGCAGATTGGGATGCAGATCCAGTTGCAACAGTTAAGAAGGGGCAACATCTACAAGTAATAGATACAGTAGATGCTAAAAACGGAAGTACTCCTATGTATCGCTTAGAATCAGGTTTATATATAACTGCATCTGATAAATATGTAAAGAAAGTATAATAAAAAGGCTGGTAGGGATTAATTTCCTTACCAGCTTTATTTTTATTTAAGGATTTCTTCATCATCTTTGCTATTGTATTGTTGCGATTGGTTATTATCTTGTTGTGCAGGTGTTTCTTCTTGTTCCTGTTGTTCATCATTATTAATATTCCAACTATCCTCATCCATAGGCTCATCGTAGTAGTCCCAGTTATAATTATCATCTTCTTCATCAACTGTATTACCATCACCATTACAGTGACAATCATCTACTGGATAACCACATTCTGGACATTTGGGTTGTTTATCATACTCTTCTGTCATATGATCATGTTTTACTAATGGTTGACGATTACCATCTTCATCGACATATACGTTATTTTTTTCATCTACATATGGTTTAGTTTTTTTCTTTTGCTGTTTTTCTTCATTTACTGTTTTATTTTTAGTTTGTTGAACTTTCTTAGTTGTATTATTTTTTTCTGTATTAGAATTAGTTTTTTCGGTTTGCTCTTTGGTTGTTGTGTTTTCTTTATTAGTATCTACTTTATCCTTATTTGTATTTGTATTCTTCTTTTCTACTTGTTGTTCTTGCTTAGTATTATTTGTAGTATCGTCTTTCTTATTTATATTATCACTACATCCAACCATTAAACTTCCTACTAATAAACCACTTATAACTAAACTCATTAATTTTTTATTCATAAATAACATCCCCTTTATTTATCTTTTTTTAAATTTCTTATATTCTGATTTTGTTAAATTGTACGTACTATTACAATGAGTGCATTGTATTACTGCCCCACCAATCATTGCTGCAATAATCCCAATTACTAGGAAAATAGTTCCTAATATAAATGCAAGTGGTGCACCTATCCAGCCTATAATTGGTATCCAAAGTAAACAACCTCCTGCTAACCACAATATAGCCCCTGCACTAAAGAATATACTTGATGCAGATTTTATAGATGCTTGTTCGCCACACTTAGGACATTCAATATAAGATTTATTTTTTACTTCATTCATACTAACATCCCCCTTAATAATTTATTTTATAAATTTTTCACTTCTAGCTATATTAATACTTGCATTATGGTCAGCGTTTAATTCAAATCCGCATTCAGTACACTTGAATTTTTCTTGAGTTTGTCTATTATCCTTATCAATATGACCACATATGCAACAAGTTTGAGAAGTATAAGCTGGGTCTATATATCTTACTGTTATTCCGACTCTTTCAGCTTTATACTCAATCATATTTTGCAATTCGTAATAACTCCAAGTTCTGAGTAACTTATCACCAAATCCATCCTTTGTAAGTTTTTCCATGTTTATAAACTCACATTGATGTTTTATTGCGAAATCTACTATCTTTTTAGATAGTTGATGATTATAAGTTTTAGCCCAGTTTCTTTCTTTGTCTTTTAACCTATTTAGTGCTTGTGTTTTTTTAGTACGTCCTTTACCACCTTTTGTAAGTTTTAAAGCCTGTTGTAAATTTCTTGCTCTTTGTTGCATTTGCTCTCTAACTTTCATAAAGTCATCAATACTTCCTAAATGTTCTCTTTTGTATGTATCATCATTTAAGCATACATAAGCTGGATATTTAATTCCTAAGTCAACACCTAATACTCTCCCTTCTACAAAGTTCTTTTTAGGTGTATAAGGTATATCTAATGTTAAGTTAAGTATTAGGTTATTATTTTTATCGAAGCATAAACTTGATTGCATTACCTTATATTCTTTATCTATTACCTTGTGCAATGTATGTTGCAACTCTATGCTATTTTCTTTTCTTTTAGTTGCTCCTAAAACAACTTTGAATATTATTTTATTTACCCATTTTATTAGTATGTCATCGCCTTCATACATAAATTTTAAATCTCTTCCACGTGTCATAAGAGGATAATTTCTCTTATAGTTTGTTATGGTTCTTTCCCCTTTAGCTAATCCATTTTTTAATGATGTTTTGAAATCTTTCTTTACTCTTTGCGTTATAGATGATTTAGTATCAATGCCAGTACCAAAAGCAATTCCTTCGAAAAGTGGATTACTATTAGTTAAACTCTTTTGTGCGTTCTTGAATGTATCAGATTTAATATCTCTATTGCTTTCTAAGTATGCACTGCTTAATATTCCCATTGCTAAGTTAAGTCCTTGATATTGAGCATATTGGCTATCTCTTATGAATTTATAGCCTTGTTTTCTTTCTTCGTCAGTTCCTATTACTGTTAATTTTAATTTTCTTACTGTAATCATAATGAAACCTCCTTATTAATATAAAATACATTTACATACTACTTAGTTGATAGTTAACTGCTTAAGAGAAGATTTGAAATAGATTAAAGCTGGGATTTACATATCACATAGTTAATAGTTAACTATGAAGTTTGAGACATGGTTATATAATAACATAGACATTTACATATCACGTAGTTAATAGTTATAACTAAACATAGGTATGAAAAATCTATAACATTCAGCTAAATTTACATATCACATAGTTAATAGTTAACTAGAAGAAGTAGGAACTCATACACTAAGAAAGACTTTATTTACATATCACATAGTTAATAGTTAACAAGACTAAAGAAAATAAAATAATAGTGCTTGATACATTTACATATCACATAGTTAATAGTTAACATATATATGAGCCAGGAATGACAGATATTATCATTGTATTTACATGCCACGTAGTTAATAGTTAACTGATAAAAGAATTAATACAGATTTCATATTAACTAAGATTTACATACCACATAGTTAATAGTTAGCTTGAAATACTTAGTTTTGAGAAAACTCCAATTTACAAATTTACATACCACATAGTTAATAGTTAACAGATAGTAAGAATAGTGTAGTAGCTCTTGATAGTGCATTTACATACCACATAGTTAATAGTCAACCTAATATCTCCTTAGCCTCTTCTATTTCAGTTACATATTTACATACCACATAGTTAATAGTTAACGTTAGGCAACATATGGAAGAATGTTTGGGGAGCCGTATTTACATACCACATAGTTAATAGTTAACAAACGCTTTAAGCTATTGCAATTATTACAGTTTATTTATTTACATACTACTTAGTTAATATGAAATTTACAATTACAAAAAATTAAGTCATGTATATCTTATTAATTTACATACTACTTAGTTAATATGAAATCCTAAAATTAATTTAAGTAATTCCAATGTATTCATTTATATCAAGTGATATATTATGCAGTGTACTTATGATAGCGCCTTATCTAAATGATATGTAAACACTTAAAGTTAAGTAGTTTCAAGTGATACGACTATTTATGAGTTTTATGTCGCTCACTGCAATTTATATAAATTAACTAAGTGATTTTCCGAGTGAATAAGAAGAATATTAGTTTACACCCATTCTTTTTAATCTTATTCCTCAGACTTAGGACGGTAAATCGCCCTCATAAGATTTTTATTAAGTTTTCAAAGAGCTTGTCTTGTTTGATTTCTTATTGTTACTATTATAATAGCACCATTGCTATCATAATGCAAGCACTTTTATTTATTTTTATTGAAATATTTTTAAAATGCTATCACTATGCTATAATAGAAATAAAAAGGAGTGATTTTATGGCTTTAAAAGAAAACATGACTAGAATAACAGTTAATATTGATAAAGATAAATATGAAAAAGTAAAAGAAATGGCAATGAAAGAGGGAAGAGCAGTAAGTAATTACATAAATTTTTTAATAGATAAAGAAATAAAAAAGAACCAAGAGAAGTAATTTCCCTTGGCTCTTTTATTATTTAATACTTTCTTTTACTCTTAATAGATACTCATATTGTCTTTTAACATAATCATCTGTTTCACTTCCACCTCTTGAACACCAGTCATACACACGCTTAGATACATCTTCCTTTATATTTACTGGTATTTCATCATCAAATAATATCATATCCATTATCCCTAAAAATTCTTTACTACTAAATGCTTTCATTTTCATTTCCCCCTTAATTTTTTATTTACTTATATATATGCAAGAGTTATATAAAAATTGCATAAATTTATATAAATTTTAAATATTTTTTTATTAATTTTATGTAACACTTATAGAAGAATTGCATATATTTATACAAAGAAAATAAATAGAGGATTTCAAGAAAAAATAAATAATATATAAATTATACATTTTTTAGGTAATAATTGAATAAAAATTAGTGAGGTGAGATTATGGCAAAAGAAAAACCAACTATAATCAATATAAGCTTCAAAACACAAACACTAGATGATAAGATGCTCTTAGATTGGCTAGAAGTCAAATTTAAAGAATATGGGAAATCAAATTATATAAAGAATGTGCTTAGAGAAAAGATGTATAAAGAAATAAATAAAGAAGATTAAACAAAAGAAAAGCCAAGGAAAGAGTATCCTAGGCTTTTTTATTATATAAGATGTCTTAATAATTCACATAATGCAGCCAACCCAAAATAAATGCCAGCCTTAAACAATTCACTTACCTCCGATAAAATAAAAGATTAAGAATATTATTTCTCATAAGGGGGATTTTATAATGGTAAAATATTACACTTTTTCGGAATTTTTACATTTAGAAGAAGAGGACTTGAATATGATAGAAAAGTTCTTAGATCATATCAAAAGAAATAAAGTTGTATATTCAAGATTAGTATTATTAGTAGCTTTGCTAATGAAAAATAACAATATAATTTATGCAGAAAGTTTTGAAGTGAGTTTAAATAATTCAGCTAAACAAATAATAGATATGTTGTTAGTATTAGCTAAGTATTCATTTTTAGGTCTAGGGCTGAAGGAGATAATATCTACTATGATTGCTGGAGGAAGTTTTAAAGATGCAACGACATCAGGAATGCAATATCTATTGACTTATGTATTAATCAAATTGTATCCTAGTTTATTTAATATGTTTAGTAAAATTAATTTCTAGGAGGAGATACTATGAAAGCTAAAATAATCTTTAGCATATTAGGATGTTCATATAACTTATGCTTAATCAGTGGGTTAGTAAGCTTTATATTATATGCCTATGGTTTAGATAAATGTAAGCATGGTCCAACTATAGCTATAGGGGTATATCTTGTATTGTCAATATTAGGAGAGTGTCTACTATGAAATTAAGTGATTATTATTCAATTAAAAGACAAGAATATGTAACATTTAAATTAATTCCAACTAAAAGCAGTAGAAATAATACAACTATAGGAATAGCACATCTTATTAATAGTATGTATAGAAGCACTAATAAACTTATCTATAAAGAAAATAAAAAGCTAATAATAGAAACTAGATTAAAAGCTTCTTACTATATACACATATCTAAAGAAAACATATCTTTTTATTTTATTATTCCTAAAATATTTCAGAATCAATTTAAAAGTAAATTTTCCGATACATGGAAAAATGTAGATATAAAAGTTGTAGATGCAATTCCAGTAGATATTAATTCATGTAGTAAATACCAATTATATTACAAATTTGATGATGCATTATCTTTGGAAACCGATAGAAGAAATAATGATTTATTATCAGCCAATTTATCTACATTAGAAATTTTACAAGAAAATGAATTTATAGGAGTACTATATAATTTTATTCCTGTGTCAGAAAAAGAAAGTAATTACTTTAAAAAGAAGAGTAGTGAAACTATACAAAGATATAAAAACGGAGAAAACTTAAAGAAATCTAAAAATTTATTGGATTATTCAAAAATAGCACTAAAATTTTTAATAGACTTGATAAATGCCCTTTTAAATTGTCTTTTAAATGGAGAGCAAAATAGTCAGCTTATACTTTATCCTTTAGGAAAAGAAACCTCTTCTAGCACCCAAAGAAAGCTTCAAAAGGAAATACTTAAAAATCAGACTCTAATTTTAGCTCATTCAGAGGAAAAATCAAGAGAAAATCAATTATGCCAGTCTATTTATAATAGTTTTTCTAAAATTAACGGAGACAATGAATTAATTTATACAAAAATAAAAAAAGATATAGATATAAATAGATATATAATTAACAATGTTAAAATAAATTCTACTAGTACAGAAGAGTGTTCAAATTTTATCTCTTTACCAGGGGCAGAATTAATAGATCAATATAAAAACATAACTCATAAAGAAACTAAAGAAAATCCAGTACCAAAAGAATTAACTACTGGGGTTATTAATTTGGGAAGTATTGTATATAAAGATAATAAAGACAATGCTTATCTCAGCACAGATGAAAGCCTGCAATCTTTGCCACTTGCAATATTGGGAGGAAGTAGAAGTGGAAAAACAACTTTTGCTGGGAATATGTGTAATGACATTATAAAAAATAATGAATGTTTAATTGATATAGATTTTATAAAAAATTGTGAAGCTAGTAAAGAAATTAAAAATATAACTCCAAAAGATAGACTGATAGAAGTAGACTTAAGTAATTCAGATTGCATACCTAGTTTAAATTATAATGAAGAAAAAATTATGCAAAATATGAATGCAGATGAAATATCTAAAATAAGCAGAAGAAAAACAAATTATCTATTACAATTAATAAATATTATTAATGAAGATGATAAACAACTTTCTAGTAAAATGAGAAAATATTTAGGATCTGCTGCAAGAATAGGGTTTTGCTTTAATGATATTACTATAAAGGATATATTAAGAATATTAACTAACTACAAATATAGATATAAAATAATTAATGATTTATCCAAGGACCTGCAATTTAAATTAGAAGATAGCATAAATAATTTGCTGGAATTAGATGAATGGAGTAAAACAACTAAGGATAATCCAGTATCAGAGATAATAGGAACTAAAGAAAATAAAATAGAAGGGATAATGGATAGAATTGATTTGCTAAGAGAAAATTATGTAATAGATGCTATGTTAAATAAAGATAGCAAGAATGATATAGATTTTGTAGAGGCTATAAATAATAATAAAGTTATATTGATTAGAATGAGAGATAAAGATTTTGAAGATACCATAAGTATAGATATATTAACCACATTCTTTTTGCAGAAAATATGGATGGCTACTAAGATAAGAGGGTCACAAATAGAATTACCAAATAGGTGTACGGTATTAATAGATGAAGTTTTTCAAACTCCTACAGCTCAAAAGTTACTTACGCAGCATTTTGTCCAATCAGCTAAATTTAATTTAAAATTTGTATTAACACTGCATTATTTAGAGCAACTTAGCAAGGAAGCCCAATTAGCATTAAAGAATAGTAATTCATCATATATGTTGCTTAGTGGAGTTGATAAAAAAGCATTTATAGCTTTACAAGAGGAGTTTGAAATACATGGATATAATTTAGAAGATTTATTAAACTTAAAAAGATATAGATCTTTAAATTTAATAAAAAGCAGAGATGGATATAAAGCATTCATAACACAATTACCATTACCAATAAAATAAGGAGGGTATAACCCTCCTATCTTTATGTTCTCATATTAAATTTCATAAGCATATAATATGCCTAAATTATTTCATCTCAACTTTCTCAATTTTCAAAAGTCTTAATGAAATATATGATTTTTAATATGTAGAATATTCCTTTTATAGAATATTTAACACATATTTAACATTTAATCTATTTTATTCTATTTATACTATATATTTCCTAACTGTTATGGTCATACGGATTATTGTTTGTCAGTATGACCATAACAGTAAAAAACTATATTGGTAATCTTAATTTTATATCAAGTTCAAATTTACCATTTCTAATTCCTTTTTCTTTATAGTATATAACCTCTTCTATTACTGATTTAAGTAATATATTTTTATCTAATATATTTTGTGTATTTTTATAACTATTAATTATTTTCTCAACCCTTGGAATTAGTTCGGAATAATTTAAATCTATTTTCATTTCTTTTTCTATTAATTCTTTTAGATTATTAATTGCAGTTTCATTTTTTTCTGTTTTAACTCTTAATACATTAGTTCTTTCTAAATAAGTATCAATATCATAGACACCTCTTTCAAGAAAATCGTGTAATTTATTTTTTTGTTTTTGAAGTTCTATAGTTTCCTTTTCTAAAAGAGATAAAGTATGCTTAAGATTACTTATTCTATCATTATTATTATCAGATATATCTTTTTTTAATATTTCATTTTGATATTCATTTAAAAACTGTTGCATATATCCCAAAATAGTATTTTCAACGCTTTCTAACTTTGACGATGAATTTTTATTACAATGGGCACACTTTAAGAATAATACTATATCGTTATTTTTATAGGCTGATTTAGATACAATCATAGTATGATTACAACAAGCACACTTGATTAATCCAGCAAGAGGATTGATCATTTTTTTATTTTGTGATACAGAGGGAACTTGATTACCTTCTAAAATATTTTGTGCCAAATTAAACATATCCTCACTTATAATAGCTTGATGTCTACCTTTTGCATAAATTATTTTATCTTTTGAATTGACAATAGATTTAGTACCTTTTCTCTTTACTTTATTCCAGCTAACATACCCACAATAAATGCTATTCTTTAAAATTCTTCTTATAGCTTGTTCTGAAAATGGTTTACCAGAATTAGTTTTAACGCCTATTGTATCTAAATATACTTTTATTTTATAAGAACCATAATTTGATATATATAAGGCAAATATTTCTTTCACTATTGCTGCTTTATCTTCATCGATTATAAGTAACCTTTTCCCTTCTCTGTCATACTCAAACTTGTATCCAAAAGGAGCATTAGAGGCAATAAATTTTCCCTCTTCAATAGATTTTATTCGACCTCTTTGCATACGTTTAGTAATCATTTTAAGTTCACGTCTAGCAAAGAATGACTTAAATTCAGTCATCTCTTCATCAAGTTCATTATTTAGATCATAAGTTTTATCTGGAGTAACAATTAAAGTGTTAGTTTCTTTAAAAGTATCCAAGATTAATCCTTGGTCCTGCATTCCTCCACGGCCTAAACGATCCAAATCCATACATAGCACAGCATCATACATATTATTTCTAACTTCTTCTAATAGCTTTAACATCTTAGGTCTAGATGCTATACTTCCTCCAGATACTATTTCTTCATGTACTTCAATGATATCTAGATGTTGTTTTTTAGCAACTTCTAATAGAGTGCTTCTATGCCTTGCTAGTGTATCAGTATTTTCTCTTTTTTCTAATTCTTCGTCTTGACGGCTTTTGCGCAAGTACATACATACTTTCATTATGCTATTTCTCCCCCAAATTCATATTTATAATTATTGTATTTATTTAGAAAATATTTAGCAACCTCCAGTTCATTAATCGATAGTGCTTTACTTAATTTTATTATTTCAATCAAAGTAACATTAACAAATTCATCACTTTCTATTTTTGAAATATAGGCTTGAGAAACTCCTATCATCTCAGCCAATTGCTTTTGAGTTACTTTTTTCTTTAGTCTTGTATTTCTAATTATATTCATATTATAAATCTCCTTAAATGTTTTAATAAATTGTCATAATTTTTCTATAAATATAACTACCAGTTATATTTATTGTCCTATAATATAAATAGAAATATATAAATTAAATGTTGAATGTAGAACATATATTCTATAAAATATAAGTATGGATATATAAATGGGGGGATTTGATTGGAGAAAGGAATTATAAAATTGGCAAAAGAGCTGTCTCAACTAAAGAAAAATGACCCAGAAGCGTATAAATTAATAATTGAATTAGTAAAAAAATTAAGACAAATAGGTTGATTAACTTATTTGTCTTTATCATTTAAACTTCTTATTAATTCTTTGATTATTTTCTTATCTTTATCATTTAGGTTTTCGATTTCTCTAGCTAACTCTATATATTCAGTCAATTCTTCAGAGTATCTATATACTCGTCCTAAATGTTGAATATTACTCCTACCAGTTAAATCATCCATACTAACATTAAAAATCGTAGCTAATTTATCGATAGTTTTATTCGTAGGAGTTCGATTACCATTTTCCCAGTTTGAAACAGTTTGTTTTGTAGCATCTACTAATTTACCTAATTCAGTTTGACTTAATCCTAATTTTTCTCTTTCTCTTCTTATGTTATAGCCCAATAATTTATTTTCCATATATAACACTCCATACTTATAATATCAATATTCGCAACTAAATTATATTTAGAATATGCAAACATTAATAAATACATTGAAAATACCATGTGAATACATATTTAATTCATTTAAAAGTGTTTACAACTAAATTGTATTACATTTAAATTATAACTTAAAATCATATGAAATAAAATTCTTATTTATGAATACTTTTTATAAAAAAGTAAAAAATATTGTTGACATATAAAAAATATAATACTACTATTAAAGCATAAAGGTATTCAAATAATTGACAGGAGGTGATTAGATGAGTAAACAATACAAACTAAAAGAAATGAGAGATAAATATCATTATACTCAAGGGGATATAGCTATAAAGCTTGGCATTTCAACTAGGGCATATGCTAACAAAGAAAATGGTTCATCTGAATTCACATTATCAGAGGCTAAAAAAATAGCTACTATATTCAATGCTAACATATATGAAATTTTTTTTACAAATGAAGTCAACAAATTGAATACATTATTATTATCTACAAATATTGAAACATAGAATAGCTAATTATTAGCTATAGGACAAAATATTGACTTCATAAACATAATTAGGGGTGATTGTTATGAACCAATCTAACGATAGCTATATTACTGAATATGAAACTGATGTAGCAAAGATAAAAGTTAGGTTTAATGATACTAGTAATTTAACTAGAGAACAGGTTTTCAATAGAATAGCACAAGCAGCATTTAATTTATGCATTCATGAACATGAAAGAGAAATGAGGGTCAATAAAGATGAATAACTTATCTGAAGAAGAATTAGAATTTATTCGTAAGACAAAAGAAAAAGTTGAGAATATGAATTTATTCAAGCAATCAAACTGGACAGAAGAAGAAAAAGAATATTTGCTTAATTCAGATAAAAACTTTACTGAAATAGCAAAAGAATTAAATAAAAGCTCTTCATCAGTTAGATCAATGGCATCTCATATGGGAATAAAAAAACCTCATAGGCAATGGGAAAGTGAAAAGGTTGCGAATTTAATTAAGCACTATTCGGACCCGAATATCACTATCAGTCAAATATGTCAGCTATTAGGAGAGACAAAAGGAGCAGTAGATTATCAAGTTAGAAAATTAGGCCTTAAAAAAGCTACAAATTTAGGCTGGACGGCTGACCAAGAAGAATTATTAAGACAATTATATTGTGAAGAAAATGAGACAATAGAACTTATAGCTCAAAAATTGGGAAAAAATACACCGGCGGTAAATTCTAAGATTGCAAGAATGAAGCTAAAAAGAAACAAAAGAAAATAAACAGGAGGTGATAAACAAATGATAATCATTCCAGAAGCTTTACAAGTATATTGCATCTTAGTTAAGCATTTTGGATTTGATGACAGTTGGACTAGCTTTGAAAAATGGCAATATAAATACAAGAATTTATTCTAAGGGGGGAGTAATTTATGAGTGATTTATATAACAGTTACAAAACATTTAGCAATAATGAATTTGGAGAAATAAGAGTATTAGAAATTGAAAACGAGCCTTGGTTTGTAGGTAGAGATATAGCAACTGTTTTAGGTTATAGCAACCCACCAAAAGCAGTAAGAACTCATGTAGATGAAGAAGATAAAGGGGTGAACGAAATGGACACTCCTGGCGGTAAACAAAAAATAATAGTAATTAATGAAAGTGGATTATATAGTTTAATTCTCAATAGTAAATTACCAAATGCTAAAAAATTCAAACGTTGGGTAACAAATGAAGTTTTACCTTCTATAAGAAAACATGGAGCTTATATGACAGAGGATACAATAGAAAAAGCATTAACTAGTCCAGATTTTCTTATACAGTTAGCAACTAAGTTAAAAGAGGAACAAGAAAAATCTAAACAACTTGAGGACAAGCTAGAGAAAAATAGTAAGATGCTGAACCAAATATCTGCTAGTAAAAATTCCTTATTGGTTAGAGAAGTAGCTAAGATACTAAGTAATCACCACGGCATAGTTATAGGAGAAAAGAAATTGTACCAAAAGCTTAGAGATTGGGGCTGGATATTTAAGAATAGTACAGAAGCTAAGCAAGAAGCGATAATACATGGATACTTAGAAGTAAGAGAAGGGACTAGAGAAAGTTCTAAAGGAGTATTTACATTCCATACAACTCGCGTAACCGGAAAAGGACAAAGAAAGATATTAGAAAAATTATTGGAAGAATTAGAAAATAAGTAATGCAAGTTTTAACTGAGGTCCAAATGGATGCGAGTGAATATTAAAGGGGGGTTATATAATGCAAGACTATATTAAACATTTACAAAGCCAAATAGAGTACTGGCAGAGAATTGCCCTAGCAGAAAGAGAAAAGAACATTAAATTAGAAGAAATCATTAAGAAAATTGAAGAAAAGATATACAACTTAGAAGATAAGGAGGATTAATAAATGAAAAATATATGCAATACTTGTAAATATGAAATATATGAATTTTGCAAAAAAGTAGGGTTGGAAAGTATAGATAAAAATGGAAAATGTTTTATTTATAAAGAAGATGTCTATAAAGAACATGGACTAAGAAAAGTTGAAGTAATAGAAATAAATCGTTATAGAGAGCTTGATAGCGATACGCCTAATAATAAAAGTTTCATAGCTTATTTTCATAAGTGGTTTGAATCTGAAAATGAATTATATGCAATTGTAGAAGACACGAAAGGGAATGTTGAAAAATTAAATGCATTTGATTTTAACTTTAAATTTATAAATATCTAATAATTAAAGGAGGATAAATAAATGAATTGGATATTAGATGAAACTATATATAATTTAAAATCTAGAATTTCAGCTTTAGAAAAAGTTATAAATAACGAAGAAGTAAATCGTATTTATAAAATGTCAAAGGTTGAAGAAATTAAATTCCTAAAAGAAATACTACAAGAAATTGATGAAATGATGCAAGAAGAAGTAAGGGACCTTGAGAAAGCAGATGAAGATGAAAGAGAAAATAGAGCAGATGCTTACATGGGAATATAAAAAAAGCCCTATATAAATAGGACCCAATGGAAATTGATACTAAGTTAATTATACCACAATAACAAAAGAGGTGTAAATATGAGAATTAGAGATAGTTATTTAAATCAAGAGCCGACTTTTGAAAATAAACTACTTTATGCAATGTACACCAATAAATACGATGATAATGCAGAGGAAGCATGGGGTTTTATTGATGGAGCAAGGGAATGTTTAGAAGGATATAAACCTATTGAAGAACTTGAAGAATATATACAAAAGTATGAAATAGATAACAGTCCTTTGACAATATATGACAGGGGATATTTGCAAGCATATAGGGATTTTGTAAAACAAGAAAAGACTAAGGAGTGTGAAACTAATGAATCTATATGAAAAGTTATCGGCAATACAAAGTAAATTAAAAGCACCTAAAAATCAATATAACAACTTTGGGAAATACAACTACAGAAGTTGTGAAGATATATTAGAAGGATTAAAACCTTTATTACTGGAGTATAAAGCTACAGTTACTTTATCAGATGAAATAAAACAGATAGGCGATAGATATTATTTAGAAGCTACGGCAACTTTTGTAGACACCGAAAAAGGAGATAAGATAGAAGTTAAGGCATTAGCTAGAGAAGATGAAACTAAGAAAGGAATGGATTTGGCTCAGGTTACTGGTTCGGTTAGTTCATATGCTAGAAAATATGCTTTAAACGGGCTATTTGCAATAGATGATACAAAAGATAGTGATGCTACTAATAAGCATGATCATGATAAAGACAAGCCTAGTCAATCACCGGATATATGGAATAATAGTAAATTATCAGAAAAACAAATAAGCAGATTATATGCAATAGCTTATAGTAAAGGGATAGATAAGGATACGGTTAAAAAGCATGTATTTAAAAAATTTACTAAAGATGTAGTTAATATGACTAAAGACGAGTATGATTTCATGTGTTCTGGATATGAAAATATGCAACAAGTTGCAAACTAGGAGGGATTAATTTCCCTTCTGCTATCAAAAGAGAAATGAGGTGGGTATTAAGTGGCAAAAAGAAAAGGAATATCTAAATCAACTAGATTTGAAGTATTTAAAAGAGATAGTTTTACTTGTCAATATTGTGGGAAAAGTGCACCAGATGTTGTATTAGAAGTGGACCATATAAATCCAGTTTCAAAAGGTGGAGATGATGATATATCTAATTTAATCACAGCTTGCTTTGATTGTAATAGAGGTAAAAGTGATAAAAAACTTACTGAAAATCAAGTCATAAAAAAGCAAAAGGAAGAATTAGACAAGTTAAATCAAAGAAGAGAACAATTAGAAATGATTGCTCAATGGAGAACAGAATTATTGGATTTGGAAAATAAAGAAGCTGATAAAATTATGGAATTAGTTAGTGACTCTTTAGGATTAAATTCAAGATTAACAGACTATGGAAGAACTAAAATGAAAAAACTTATTAAAAAATATGGATTTGATGAAGTGCTGGAAAGTTCAATTATAGCCTATGAACAATATGATATTAACACGGCTTTTAATAAAATAGAGCCTATTATAAAAAACAAGAAAATGCAACAAGAGCATCCGGAAATGAAAGATTTGTTTTATATAAGAGCAATAGTTAAAAATAAATTTTCTTACTATGACTTAAATACAGCAATTATGTTATTAAAAAAATGCTATAAATTAGGGGCAACAATAGACTCATTAAAAGATTTTACAAAGAGATGTGAAAACTGGACCCAATGGAAAGATGGACTCAATCAATTTATAGAAGAAAGTGAAGACAGTGGAGTTGACATTATTTCAATATGCAAAAGAAACAATATAAATCCTAATGATATAGAAGATATTATCGAAAAAGTAGGCGAATTATATTATGCGTTAATGGATGAATTGATAGAAAAATCAGATTTTTTAGGAGAACGCGAATACAGTAAAATAGCAAAATATATACAAGAAAATATTAATGGTTATATACAAGTAGATACAGATTTTAATAGCAAAATGAAGGAGTGATAATATGGCTAAATATAGAGCAATACAAACAGATTTCTGGGAAGATGGATTTGTATTAGACTTAACTCCGGAAGAAAAATATTTTTATCTTTATATATTAAGCAATCCTAGAACTACTCAATGTGGATGTCATGAGTTACCTTATAAAGTTATAGAAATGCAAACTGGATATAACAGAGAAACAGTTGAAAAGCTATTACAAAGATTTGTTGACTATGGAAAAATTGAATATTCACCTGATACAAAAGAAATTCTCATAAAGAATTGGCATAAATTTAATTTTACTAAATCTCCAAAGGTTATGAACTGCATACTAAAAGAAATTTCAGAAATTAAAAATCCAGACTTTAAAAAATATATGATAGATGTTTGTATAGGGTATGGATACCCTATGGATAGTCTATATATAGACTTGGGGGAAAAAGAAAAACAAAAAGAAAAACAAAAAGAAAAACAAAAAGAAAAACAACAACAACAAGCAAAAAATACCGTATCACCTGTTGTTGTTGATAAAATAAAGTCTTATTTCGATTTGAAAAATGAAGATATACAAACTATATATGAAGCTCTTATAAGTGCAGATAAAGATGTTTCATATTTAGATGAAAAACTTCAAATTACTAAAAGTTCAAATGTAAAAAATGTTACTGGTTTTATTATTAAAGCAATTAAGGATAATTATACATTAAACAATAAAACTAACAATATTCAATTTAAACCGACTAAATTTCATTATAATGCTGGGAATGAAAACTTTAGACAATATGATCCTGATGAACTAGAAACACTTCTAAAAGAAAGTCAAAAGGGAAAATTTTAATCCAGGGGATTTCCTCTGGTAAGGGGGAGTAATTATGAAATACAAACATATGCCAGTAAAGAAATACCATTCTAAATATACAGATCCAAACGACAATACATCACTTAACTATCTTGCTTTAGCAGCAGCAATACTAGACCCAAATCCGAAGAAAGACTCAAGAAATTACATGCTACCAGAGTTATTTAATCCAGAGGAAGCAGAAGAAAGAATAAGAGAAATTGACAATATAAGAGCAACTGGAGGAATAACAGAAGCAGAAATGATTGTCATTAACGAAGAAAATGCTAATTATGATATAAAAGTCAGAAAAGAATTAGAGGCAATTAAAAAAAGAAGAGTTTTCAAGAGAAGACAAATTAGAGTAATTAACAAGTATGCAGGAGAAGAGAGAATATTTTCTTCTATGAAGGAAGCTTGTGAAGAATACGATTTAAATTACAACAGTGTACAAAATACATATAAATATTATCAAAAGAGATACGGAGCAAACAAAATTAAATATCATGGATTAATCATAGAGAAGATGTAGAGGGGGAGTAATTATGAGTATCGATAAAAATATTGTTGAATTGTTTGGAAAGGCTCAAAATGGCGATAGAGAGGCTGTAACAAGCATTGTTGAGGATAATATGGGGCTTGTATATAAGCAAGCAAAGAAATTCAAAGGTAAAGCAATAAGTTACGATGATGCAATTCAGGTTGGGAGTCTAGGATTATTACATTCTATACAAAATTATGACCCAGAACTAGGAATAAAATTTTCAACTTATGCAACAAGCAATATAATAGGTAAAATAATGCATACTGTAAGAGATCATAGAGAAGATGTACCATTCAGAATTCCAAGAAAAAATTTTAATGAATATAGACAAATCAAGCAAATTAGAAAAGAATTCGAAAAAATGCAAAGAGAACCCACTCTAAAAGAACTATCAGAAATTATGGGAATAACAATTGAAGAAGTTGTCAAGACATTACATCTTATGGAGGGCAAACTTCCCATGGACAGCACAATGAAAGCATCTAAACATAAAACAAAGGCTGTAAAATTTTCAGAAACATTAGAAAGCAACAACATATCAGAGGACCAAATAATTTTCAAAATAGACATCCCTAATGCTATTAAGAAGCTACCAGAAAGGGAAAAATTAGTAATAATAAAAAGATTCTACGAAGAAAAAAGTCAGTCAGAGATTGGAAAAGAATTACAAACAAGTCAAGCACAAATTCACAGAATAGAAAAAGGAGCATTAAAAAATCTAAAAGATATTTTGAACGGAAAGAATATAGAAATATTGGACTTGGACAAGCTAGTAACTAGAAAACGCAGAGATATAGATGTAGTAACAACGGATTTAAGTTGTCTTACACAGAGACAAAAGAAGTGTGTTGATTTAGTATTTGGCAAAGGACTAACACAAGCTGAGGCAGGCAAAATATTAGGCGTGAGTAAACATAATGTATATGCAGCGATAACCGAAGCAATAAAAAAACTAGATAAAAAGAAAATTAGTTAAGGGGATGAAAACTAATGAAAAATATTGTTGGTGCTAAAGAAAATGTGTGCCCTCATTGCCAAGGCACAATGCTATACATAAAAATCAATAAAGCTAAAGTTATTAGTCAATGTAAATGTGGATGCACTATAGATGGAAGAGCAAAAGATGAAGTTAGAGTATGGAGTTATGATCCAATAACAAAAGAGGTTATTAACAGTTAAATAAAAGTTACTTTAAAAGGAGTTGATTGTATGAACTTATTAAGTATAGAAATTACAATGACATCTTTAGAAGTAGTAGACTTGATAAATAAATTTAGAGAGGAAGAAGGAAATAAAGGGGCAGTAAGACACGACAACTTTATGGCTAGTATACGAAAAGAAATTAAATCACTTGAAAATGCTGGTATAAAAAAGGATGAATACATAGACAAACAAAACCAACAAAGACCATACTATATACTAAATTATGAATGTATAAATTATCTTAAAAATAATAGTAAACATGATATATCAGCATATTGTTATATGTTAGAGAAACTAGGAGGAGACAAAGTTAACCTAGAAATATTACCAGCGACATCAACAAGAAAAGAATTATTGATAGATAAAATACTATTAGCGTGGTTTGATAAGGAGCAAATATATCGCCAGTATCCTGTATTAAACTATAGATTAGATTACTACATCCCTGATTGTAACTTAATCATAGAATACGATGAGTCGAGTGGACATAAAAACAAAGAAAAGGATAATAAACGAATGCAAGAAATTTTAGAGTTTTTAATCCAAGAATGGGTAAATGATCCTGAATCTGATGGATATGATGTAGATAGATATATTAGCGGGAAATTTAAATTAAATGACATCATAACTGTTATAAGGATTGAAGAATTTAAAGAGGAAAGGGGATTAAATGAGCTGTTTGAGTTCTTAACTGGTGATGTTAAAGGGGCAAGTAAATTAGTAAATTTAAATAGATAGTAACTGAAACACTAAATAAAAAATACGAAAGAAAATTATTAAGTGCGGAGGAAATAAATTAATGAAATTAACAGGATTACAAATAAGAAATATGCAAATGCTACAGGACCTAGAAAAAATGATAAAAGAACTTGAGATAAAAAGGATAGAGCATGATTTATTAAATAAAAACAAATATGCTGAACTATATAAGGTTTATCATAGATTGTTAGAGGGGATTAGATGAAAGAGGTTATAAAGTTTGCTAAATTCTACTATGAGCTAGGCTATAGCTTAAATGAAGCGATAACTATGGCTATTAATATAGCTAGAGAAGTGGAGATGAGTAAATATGAGTGAAGCACAAGAGCAGAAAGCAGTCATAGAATGGTGCAGTTGGAATTCTGATAGGTTTGAAGAACTTAAATGGATTTTTCATTGTCCAAATGAAGCAAAAAGAAGTAAGATAACAGGAGCAGAATTAAAAAGACTTGGTATGCGAGCTGGAGTTCCAGATTTACTACTTTTATCGCCTAAAGGTAAATACATAGGACTAGCAATAGAGATGAAATATGGAAAGAATAAATGCACCATAGAACAAGTTAAATGGCTAGATTGGTTATATAAGCAGGGATATATGTGTAAGGTTTGCTGGAGTGCAGATGATGCAATAGCAGTAATAAAAGAATATTTGGGGATAAAATAAACAATTAAATAGGGGATTATGCAATACCAGTGTAGTTCCCTATTCTTATTTACTAATGATAGTCAAATGAAAATATGAATTGAAATAGGTGAGGTTAGTGTTAAAAAGTGAATTGAAATTGTTGCAGAATTATCCCTTAGATCTTAAAGTAGAAAAAACTAAATTAAGAATAAGAGAATGGGTAGATTACTATGGAGAAGATGGAGTATATATAAGTTTCAGTGGAGGGAAAGACAGCACAGTATTGTTACATATAGTAAGAAGTATTTACCCAAATATAGAAGCAGTGTTCAGCAATACTGGGTTAGAGTTCCCAGAGATAGTACAATTTGTAAAAACATTTGACAATGTAACTATAATAAAGCCAAATATAACATTTAAAAAAGTTATTAAAGAAAAAGGATATCCAATAGTGAGTAAAGCTGTATCTAATACAGTAAGATTAGCTAGAAAAAATATAGCTGATGGAAAAGATACATTAAGAGTTAGACAAATAAGAGGATTAGAAGAAGGATCTAAGTTTAATAAAAAGAAATGGGAATTTCTATTAGATGCTCCTTTTAAAATTTCAGATGAATGTTGTAATGAACTAAAGAAAAAACCAATGAAAGAGTATGAAAAGAGAACTGGAAAAGTACCTTTCACAGCAACTATGGCAGATGAAGGACAACAAAGAGAAGCAGCATATCTTAAAACTGGATGCAATGCTTTTAACACAGGCAGAAGTCAACCAATGGGATTTTGGACAGAACAAGATGTGCTTCAATATATAGTTGAGAATAAATTAAAAATATGTTCAGTATATGGAGACATAGTAGAAGAAAGCGACATGCTAGGCAATAAATACTATAGAACAACAGGAGAAAAAAGAACAGGTTGGAAACAGCCGTGTTAACTGGTAACAGTTAATATAATAAGTTGGTGAACTCACTGATCATGAGGTGTCTATTCTACTTGTAGGAATGGTAGGAAATGACCATTAGAGAATAGGCTAACGGGGGAAGCTAAGTCAAATGATATGCCAATCCCGTGCTAGTATTTATTTGATTTATATGATTTCGGGGAAAGGAGGAAAAAGAGATGAGAAAATATTCTATTTATATAATAAATAATCAAATAAATAAGAGTGTATCGACTATCCCGATGGGGAGTAGGGCTGAATTAATCACGGCCCGAAGCGCCAACTATCCTAAAATTTAGGATAAAGATATAGTCAGTGCCATTAGAAATAATGGAATAACACGTGCATCTACTGTATGTTTGGATGTCATCTGGAAAAAGAACCTAATAGATTTCAAAGATTAAAATATACGCATCCAAAACAGTATAAATATTGTATGGACAAGCTGGGATTAAAAGAAGTGCTTGATTATATAAATGTTAAATATGATTAGAGGTGATATTATGCTAGACGAGTTAAAAGAAATACTTAGCAGTTTATATTGCCAACTAGGGTTGACAGAGGACGTTTTAAGACTGTCACAAGTGATAGATGAACTAATTAATCAAGAAATGAAATAAGGGGGATTTAAATATGTTATTAAATAGAAAATATATAAATGACCTTACAAGAGAATTAGAGAGAGCACAAGAAACAAATAAAGATTGTCTTAAAATAATAGAATTCTGGAGAGAAAGAAGCAACAAATTAAAGGAAGATATAGAAGTAAAAGAAGACACAATCGAAAATCTATTAGATGCAAATAAAGAGTTAAGCCTAGCAAATACTTATTTAGAAAAACAAAATAGATTACTTATAAATGAAAATGCAATGTTGGAAAAGGAATTGAGCCAGTTAAAAACTAAACACAGTAGAGTCACTGGACAATTGGACAAGTTAAGAAATTACTGTAGACAGTTAACAGGCATAGATATATTAGGAACAGGGGAGGATGAATAATATGTTAAAAGTTGAGAATGTAGAAGTGTATGGATTTGAGGCAGCAATAAGAGGAGCAAGAAATCCTATGAATAGTTGGAATAGAATGGATAGTAAGTTTTATATAACGAAATTAAGAAATAATTGTAAAATAGGACCAAATGATTATAAAATGCTTAAAAATTTAACATTAGCTGGTCCAGAGCATAGAAAGTGGAATAGAATGGTGACAGTAACAATGGATATAACAGCGCCAATGTATTGGTTTAGTGAATATGACACATACAAAATAGCAACTACAGCTAACTCTACATCAAAAATGCATAAGATGTTAGCAAAACCTTTTGAAATGTCAGATTTTAGCTTTGACCGTTTAATAGGATATAATGAAAGCAATATAAGTATGAGAGAATTAGGCAGAAAATATGGTGTATCACATACATGTATTAGTGGAATAGTTAACGACAAATATAAATATGCTGACAAAGTAAATATATATGAAGAGGTAGCAAGACCGATAGTTGATACACTGAATGAATTGAGAGATATGTGGTTTAATTGTGATGATGAAGTAATTAAAAAACAAATATGGTACAATATACTGCAATTATTACCTGACAGCTACAATCAAAAAAGAACAGTACACCTTAACTATGAGACTTTAGGGACTATGTACAGACAAAGAAGACACCATAAGTTAGATGAATGGCACGTATTTTGTGACACTTTAGAAAAATTACCTTATTCAGAATTTATAACTATGAAATTTGAGGAGGTAGAATAATGAGAGCAAAAAGAAAGACTTGTAAAGAGAGAGAACTAGTCAACATGATAAACAAGAGATTTAAAGTGTTTTGTAATGAGTCTTATGATCTAGATGGAACAGGTTGCATGAATTGTGATTTAGATTTTGCTTCAGAGGAAAGTTGTGAAATACAATATATAAAAATGCTAATGGGGAAGGATGAATAGATGAATATAGAAGAAATTAATGGAGCAATAAGAACAATAGCAGATAATTTTAAGAATCCATCGCAACAACTTAAGTTAATTGAAGAACTGGGAGAATTATCAAGAGAATTGTCTAAAGATATAGCAGTAGGTAGAAATATATCTACTGCTACAATATCAGAAATAGTTGATGTAGCTATACTAATTGAACAAATATTATATTTAGCCGAAGAAGGAGCAGCAGAATTAGCAAGAGAACAACTAGAATATAAACTTCAAAGAACATTGAAAAGAATTGAGGAGGGATATTATGAAAAATAAAGTTGAAACAATAAATATTAATTTAAGAACAGATTACGCTTATGCACTAGCGTCATTTCTAGGTGTGCAAGGTATAGAAGATACAAAATATATTATCGACAAGTACAATTTAAATATGAATAAAAATGAAATGGAAGATGTATTACAACATTTATTTAACCAATTATGCTGTGAATTAGAATTAGAAATGTAAAGAAAATTTTAGTTTTATTAGGAGGGATATAATTTATGAATATGAGTGATTGGGCTAAGAAAGAAGTTGAAATATTTACTGAGAAAAACGAAGATGAATGTGGATTTAACTACGTTGGCGAGTGTGCCAAAAGTGCATTAAAGGCTTTTGAAAGTTTAATGAATGATGGTCATAGCGGAATGTCCATAGGAATAACAAAAAATATACTCAATAAATTAATTGACGGCATAGCATTAACTCCTATAGAAGATACACCTGATGTTTGGGGGATGCCAAGTAAACTAAATGATGACAATAAAATAATATATCAATGCAAAAGGATGTCGTCTTTATTCAAAAAAATTTATGATGATGGAACTGTTAAATATTCAGATGTTGGAAGATGTGTAGGTATACCACTAAATAATCCAGTGTGCGCCTATACAAGTGGCAGAATATATGAGATAGTTGATGAATTTTTTCCAATAACAATGCCATACTCACCTAAAGGAAAAAGATATGAAGTTTACACAGATGATTTTTTATATGACCAAGATAATGGCGACTTCGATTGTGAAGCATTCTACTATATGATAACACCTGAAGGTGACAAGGTTGAATTGAATAGATTTTATCATTACCCAAAGCATGGTAATACAATTAAATTAACAAAAGAAGAATATGAAAATATGAAAGCCAAACAAGTAAAATAAGGAGTTGAGGGAGTATGAAGAAAGAGGAATTTGACAAGCTATACAAAAGAGTTGAAGGCAAGTTATTTTCCTACAATAAAATAAAAGATGACATAGAGATAATAGACTTAGAAATAGCAAAAGTAAATAATGATTATGTAGGATGTAGTGGAATAAATTATGACTCAGAGAAAACAGGCAAAACATATAATATTTCAAATACAGTAGAACAGGAAGTAATAAGAAAAGAAGAAAGAATTAATTATTTACAATACAGAAAAAAAGAATTAGAGATAGAAAAAAACAGAATAGATATCGCAATTAAGAATTTTACATTACAACAAAAGGAGTTGTTTGAAATATTATATTGTAGTAGAAGAGTTAGAGCAAGCAGAAGAGAAATATTAGAAAAAATGCATATAAGTAAAAGTACATATTACCAATTAAGAAGAGATACAGTAATAAGTGCATTAAATAGTATGTATCCAAGAGTGCTTATAGATGAAATATATACAAAGCTAGCAAATTAAGATATAGACTTGATTAGAGGGACACTTTTAGGACAAAATACGGACAAACTCCGGACTAAAAGTATAGAAAGTCATGGTACTATAATAGTATAAGAATAGCAGAAATGCTAACGTATCCTAAATTTGTATTTTTTTTAGAGCATACCACACTATGCTGGAGAAATGAGAACTTAATTCCACTCAAATTAAGTTTCTGTTCGAGGGATAAGAGTAGAGGTACTCTTCCCTCAATATGTTGCTATGGGATTTATATACAAGTGGAGTATTAAATTGTCGACTATATATGAAACAAGTATATACTCATGTTCAACTCATGAGGGCGACTAATATATATATTAAAACATAGTAGTAGAAGTGAGAC